CTCCGGGTGTTCCCGTACGTGAACGCAGCGGCAACCATCGGCGTCAAGAAACAGTTCGACCAAGCGTACGAGGAAGCCTGCATCCAGTACTCGCCCGTCTGGCATCCCGAAGCGATGCACGCGCTGGTGCCGACGCTCCGCAGCGTCTCGCCCGAGGCACCGTTCTTCAACCGCGACCTGTTCGGCAAGTGGTACTTCCTTGGCGGCAACCGCGACCGCAGCTTCGTCGCGACCGACCCGAGCACAGGCGACGTTTGCACCATCGACAACACGGCCGGCAACAAGGGGCTGTGGTGGACCGATATGTCGGCGGGCATCAAGTTCGTGCGGCCCGAGATCGTCCGCGGCATCCTGCACCTGCGCGAACCCGGGTGTATCGCGAACAGCCCGCGCTGCACGCCTTGCCCGACTGAGTACGCGCCGCAGAACTTCGACCAGAACGCGTTCTGCCAGGAGATCACATAATTCAACGCCGGCGTGGGGCGACGGGCTCTGCGCCGGCACCTTCTTATGGCTATGCCTACTGACGCGCCGGTCGCCGCGAGCGAAGCGACCATGCCCGATAGCATTACGGTCCCCAAGAGCGTTCTTGGCGATCGCCAGTGCAAGCCGGGCGAGAAGCTCACCTTCACGGTGACGGACGTTGACCCGGAGACGGGCGACGTGGAAGTCGTGCTGAGCGACAAGGCGTACGCCGAGGGCGGCGGCGGCAACGAAGACATGGACGCATACCCGATGGAGACCTGACCTATGGCAATCACCTGCACAGCGAGCGGCATCGCGGAAGCCGCGGCCTGCTTCCAGAACCCGTGCATCAACGAGAATGACCGCATGGCGATTGCGGTTTACCTGCGTGCGTTGCAGCTCGCCGACGATGGCGGGACGGACTACACAAGCGACTTCGACGCACTCATTGCGGACAGCGTCGGACTGCTCATCATCGACCACAACACCGTGAACGCCGAGGAACTGGCGGTTTTGCTGGACGGGACGGCGGGTGCGCCGACCGACGTGGGCGAGTTGCTCGCCATCGTCGCGTGCCTGCGTTGCCAATCGCTTGAGGCGCTCCGGCGGGCGCTCCTGTTCCTGCAATGCGAGATTAACGCAGCGCAGATCACGTAACCCACATGGCCGTCATCGACCCGCAGACGGCAATCGACGCCGCACAGCCCTGGTGCTGCGTGCCGCAGGGCGACCTGTGGTACGCGGTGCTAGGCGCACTAATCGCGGTCGGGAATGGAGACCCTATGCCCACTGCACAAGAACTCATGGACGACATCGCGTGCTTGAAGTGCGCCACGCAACCGGGCGATTTGCCGCTGCTCATACTTGGCGCGGTGGACAGCATCGCGAGCGGAGGCGGCGGTGGAGGCGGCGTGACGTGTGGCAACGGGCCTCCTGTGGGAGCACCCGCCACCAGTTGCGCCCTCTACATCGACAAAGACACGCAGATCATTTACCAAGGCTTCGACGGCGCTTGGCACTAGCTTATGCGACTGATTGCAACGCTCGTTCTGGTGCTGCTATGCGCGATGGTGCGGGCGGCGAACTTCCCCGACACTTCCACCGACCAACAGGTCATCGTTAACTCCAACAACGTGTCGGCGGGCAGCGCATCATTGCGCTGGAGCTTCAGCGATAACCGACTGACGGTCGGCCCCACCGGGTTTGGTTCGCGCGTGAACGTAGAAGGCGCGACCCCTGCTTGGCGCCTGTATGCCGGCGGCAATCCAGCGGCGTCGTATTCGCGCTTGGAGGGCTTCTGGGACTCTGGAGCGCAGACGTACTACCTGCGCGAGAACGTGAGCGGCAGCAATGCCATCCCGTTCGTGGTCGGAATCAACAGCGGGGCGACGTTGACGTTTAACACTGACGGAACAGCGGTGCATAGCGGCGGCTTGGGGCTGTCGGCGCGCACGAACCGGCTGACCATTTCCGCCGGCGGCAATCTGCTCTTGGACGGCGTGCCCGTTGCGAGCAACACGGAGACGAACGTCACGCAGAACTTCTACGCGTCCAATTCGTTTTTCATCAGCGGCAAGGGCAACACGCTGGTCATCACGCAGTCAGTCACGTTTCAGTTCATCAAGACCAACCTGCTGGCCACCGACGCGAACGGGCTGGTGACGACGACGAAGTTCGGCACGGGCATAAGCTGGGACCCGGCGACGCAGACCATCTCGGCGAGTGGCGGCGGCGACACGACCGGCACCAACATCGTCACACTGACGCAGACGGGGACGAATGTTTCGTCGCTCGACTACGCGCTCGTGACGCAAGGCGGCACGTTCAAACTCCAGCTCACGAACAACGCTTACATCGGCGCACCGGCGAACGTCGCCAACACGAGCTTCAAGAAGGCGTGGCTCGTCGTGCAGCAGCCGAGCACGGGCACATGCTTCCTCACGTTCACGAACGGCTTCTACCAGTTCCCCGAGGGGGTCGCGCCGATCATCGACACCAACAACGGCGCGGTGACGATCTACCAGTTCATCAGCGACCCAATATCGAACGGTTTGCTCCACGGCTGGCAATCACTCAAGTCGAAGCTCATCCCATGATTCGCCTGTTCGCAGCACTGCTCGCTTTGTTGAGCGTCCACGCCCACGGCGCGATGATGGGCAACAACGGCTGGGACTGGGAGGCCCGCAACTGGAACACCAACATCGTCACCAGCGGCGGCACCATCAGCGGCGGCAGCTACTTCATCGGCACGAAGTTCATGCACGCAATCAAGCGCTGGGGGCTAAGGACGCGCATCGGGCGAGCTAACCTCTACCTCGGCGACAACACCAACGCGATGACGTGCCCGATCATCGTGGACTGGTCCGGTGGCGGCGTCATCAACGACGACCTGATTGCGTTCGCTGCGGCGGACTACACGGAGGCGACGGGATTGACTGGCGATGGCAGCACGAAATACCTGCGCTGCTCGAAGAGCCCCGGGTTCACGATGAACAGCTTCACCAGCAGCAACAGCGTGCATCAGGCGGCCTATGTGCGAACGGGCAGCAACGCGGCCAACGACATCATGGGCGCAGGGGGTGTGACGGGCACCTGGGGCTTGGCGATCTCGAACGGCGGGCAGACCTACGTGTTCATGGGCGCGAACGTCACCAGTGCGGCGGACTCGAACGGCACCGGCATGTGCCTGAGCACGCGCACGGCGACGAACAACGCCGTCACGTACCGGAACGCCGCAGTCATCGTGACGGACGCGGTCCATGACACCGGCACGATAGGCGGCGAAGCCAACATGGTTCATGCCATCAACATTTCCGGTGCGGTCTTGGCGCACACGGCTCGGACGCTCAGCTACTACGCCTTCGGGTTCAGCATCCCGGCAGCGCAGGTGTCGGCGTACAACATTGCCGTCCAGAACGTGCAACGGGCGGTGGGTCGGGCGGTGCCGTGAGCCTTCTTTGCCTTGTCGGCCTGCACAAGTGGCGCCGGATCGACGAGCGCGTTTCCCTCGTTCACAGTCACGAACGCTGGGTGTGTTTGCGGTGCCTGCGCTTCTTCTACCGTTGACCGCACGCGGCTTTACGCCTACAACGTCGCCGTGACAGTCGGTCCGTACCGCTTTACCCTGCACAATGGAACGCAATATGACGCCAACATCTACCGCATCGAGCGCGACCTCATGGTGCGCTTCTCCTCACGGCTCACGGGCTGCGAACTCTGGGTGCGTGTCGCGCACTCGAACATCGAGCATCAAGCGCCCGCGATTCTGGTTCGCGTCGCTCTGCGACGGGTTTAGGCGGATATGACCGGCGCGGGGCTGCTGGCCTACCTGTTCACGCCATATGACAAACGCTATCGACCGCTCATCGCAATCGTTGACGAAAGCTGGGTGTGGTTCTTCTGGCCGCCCGGCTCCGGTAGAGCCCGGCGCTCGACCACCATCCGCATCAGCGCGGCTGTGGCTATCGGCTTTGGCGCTTTCCGTCCTCTTGTTCCCCTCAACGCTGAGCGCGGCGACGGTGCTGTTGACGTGGGACGCGAACCCGGCAGCGGAGAATGTGCTGGGCTACAAGGTATGGCAGGCGACCTTGACGGGGCCGTTCTCGCTGGTGGCGAACGTAACGGGCACGACCACCACGCTGACCCTGACCAACAGTGCGACGGTGCGATTCTACGTGACGGCCTACAACTCGGCGGGGGACGGCCCGGCGAGCAACACGATCACCTACACGCCTCCGATCACGCCGCCGACGAGCGGGCTCACCTTCGAGGCTGAGAGCGGGGCGATCACAGCGCCGTTCTACGTGAACGGCACGATGGTGCAGCAGGACGCGCAGACCGGCGTTGCCGACGGCGGACGCGCCGCCTACAAGTTCACGCTCACCAACGCCGCAAGCTGCACCGTGGACGTGTTTCTGAACGCGCCGACTGAGTCCGCCAATTCGCTGTTCGTCAACGTGGACGACGAGCCAACCGACCCGGCGATGATCTGGGACGTGCCGGTGACGAGTGGGTTCCAGACCCGCACGGCGGCGTGGCGCGGGGGTGGGACGTTCGACAGCCCGGAGTTCCCGGTGAAACGCTGGGCGCTGGCGGCTGGTGTGCATACGCTTGTCATTCGTGGGCGCGAGGCAGGCGTGCAACTGGACCGGATCAGCATTCAAGCCGTGACTGCGCCGCCCACCCCGCAACCGCCCAGTGCTCCGACCAACCTGCGCCTGCAACAGCTTCAGGGGAACCGGCGCGACTTGGGCTGGAACGCCGAAGTGACGGCAAGCGCCGTCGTGGAGAAAGCCATCGAGAGCGACCCCTTCGCTCAAGTGGCCGTCGTGCCAGCGGGCACGATGCACTGGGTTGACACTCGCGCAAGAAACAAGACCACCCGTTACAGGGTTAAGTCGTGCAGGAGCGGACTGCTATGTAGCGGTTGGTCCGAAATCGTGTATCGCCCTTAACGAGTGCTCGCTCGACGGGCCAGCCACCCTCAAATCCCTTGCGTTCTTGCCCTTTGTGGCGCACCTTCAGCGCGTCATGCGCAGCGCTGTCACACTCAACGAAAGGGGAACATGGACAACGTCGAGGTTCGGGTGGCGGTGCTTGAGAAGCTTGTGACGGAGCAGCAGACACGCATCGACCTTCAGCTTGGGCGCATCATCGCGGACATCGAGAGCGAGAAAGGAACGCGCCAACGCCTCCACAACGACTGGCAGAAGGAGTGCGACGGCCTCCATGACAGGCTGCTGGCATTGGAAAAGCACGTCGCCGTGGGCATCGGCATCGTAATTGCGATGCAGGTCATCGTGCCGGTCATCTTCAAGGCAGTGCACCCGTGAACGACGAGCAGACAGCCTACTTCGAGCGCTGGATCAAGAGCTTTGAGGCGCTCATGGACGAGCGCGACCGGCGCTACGCGGAGCGGTTCGAGGCGATGGAGAAGCTGACGGCGGCGGCGTTCACGTCGAACGAACGCGCCATCGGGAAGGCGGAGGAGGCACAGCGGGTGTACAACACGTCGCACAATGACCTGACGCGCAAGATGGAATCGCAGGCGCGTGAGTTCGTCAATCGCGAGAAGCTGGAGGACGTGGTGAAGGCGTTCAGCGACAGGCTGGACGTGGCGGAGCGCGACAGGACGGCGTCGAGGCGCTGGACGGTGGGCCAGATGGTCGTCGTGGCGCTGGGGCTGTCCGGGCTCGTCGTGACGCTGGTGCTGGCGCTGCTTAGGCGTTGACCGCTGCGCCGCGACGGCGTAGCCTGACACCATGACAACCCTCGCACAAATCATCGACCCGGCGCCCCAGACCAAGGCACAGCTATGGGCGTATGCGGTCGCCTTCATCACCCCGCTCATCATCCAGGCGGTGCGCTGGCTTGTGCCAAAGGTGCCGACGTGGGCGCTGCCGAGCATGGCGCCGCTGGTGGGGCTGCTGGTTGGGCTTGGCACGAATGCGCTCGTTGGGCTGCACCTAAGCTGGGTGGACTGCGCGGCGTTGGGGACGCTAGGCGTGGGGATACGGGAGATCGTCAACCAAACCGTCACGAAGCGCATCGCGCCTACCCCCGGCGACTGATGCTCACCACCCGCCAACGCCTCGCCTACTGGCTCACGACGGCCATCTACTTGCTCGCCGCCGCGCTGGTGGCGTGGCTCATCATGCTCGCCAGCGGGTGCGCCATGTTCAGTTCGCAACAGGTCGAGACGGCGCAGGACGGCACGAAGCGCGAGACACGCATCAAGGTCTATACGCTGTTCGACGCGCAATCCGATCTCACCAAGTTGCGTGCCACAACCACGGACAAAACGCAGGGCATGACCCTGGCCGGCCTGTCCGAATCGTCCTCGTCCACCAACGCCGTCTACATGCTGCACCTGTTGGCGCAGATTCTCGCCGCCGCGAAATGACGCAGCTTACGCACATCCACGAGCCGACGGTAAAGCGTCCGTGGCCCGACCCAACACCCGAGATGCTCGAAACGCCTGAGTTCGAGGCGGTGTGGCAGTGTATCAAGCGTTGGGACATAAACGTGCCGGACGTGTACGCGGGATACTGCGGCGCAACCGGCAACCATGTTCGCGCAATTCTCGACGCGCTTGCTGCCGCGAAATAGGGCGAATCCCCCATTGCCCGCTACGGTGTTTGCCCCTACGTTGTGCCATGGCTAAAGACCATGACCCGCAGGATAACCGGCTGGCGCACCTCCTTGAGGGCGTGCAGACAATCCTTGCGCAAACCGAGCGCTCGAACGAGGCGCGGCACGTCGAATTGATGGCGCTGCTTCGTGGTGACGACGTGCTCGGCAGACTGAACGCTCTGAGGTCGCAGCTGGCTCGCCTAGCGCGGGCACTCGCGGCGTTAGACGCGCAAACCTAACCGCCCGCAAGGGCTCAATGAAAGCGAAGTGCATGAGTGCAATCAGTGACTATGAAGCGAAGGTCGATGCGGCGTTTGTCGCCATCGGCAGCAGTGTAGATTCAATCGTGACGAGCGTGGCCGGCGTGTCCGGCGACGTGTCGCGATTGAAGGCGTTGATCGAGCAGCTACAGAACAGCGCTGGGACGGTGACGCCGGAAGACCAGGCGTTGCTGGACAAGTCGGAGGCGGCCGTGAACGGGCTTTCGACGCGCATTTTGGGCGTCAAGGACGCACTGGCGGCGCTGGATGCAGCGACCGAGGAAGCGCCCGCCCCGACGCCGTGAAGCGCTCCACAACCATCATCGCGGTGGCCGTCGCAATGGCGGCCATCGCCTTTGGCCTGTGGGCGCAGCCGAAGCCACGCGCCTACACGCCGCACGATCCACTTCACGGCCTCGTTTATTTCCCGCATCCCACGAGCGGCGGCTTGATGCTGTACGTGAGCTTTGAGCTTGAGCCCAACCGTGAGTACGACGTGCAGGTGACGAGCGACGGCGTGAACTGGAGCGCTCCCTGGCGGAAGTCAACGCGTGGCGCGCTGCACGACGAGTACTACAGCTTCAACATCGACCCGTGCGTGGCGGGAGGGGCGCTGTGGCCGCGTGTCGTGGATGTTGGGCCGTCGCCTTGACGTAGGTCGAGCACTTCCTGCCGCAGACGTAACGCGGCCATCTCGCAGAATTGCTCCTCGACTTCGACGCCAACGCACTTGCGGTTGCACAGCTTCGCCGCAACTAGCGTCGTGCCGCTGCCCATGAACGGGTCGAGAATTGTGTCGCCGTCATCAGTCCAGCGCGTCACAAGCCAGCTGGCGTGCTTGAGTTTGCGCGGGCACGGATGGTCGGACTCGCGCCCAAGCCCGAAGGAGTCGGTGCATTCGCCGCCGATAAGATGCGCACCCTTACGCGACACAGGCGGCTCACCGAACAGGTACGCCACGTCGGAGCCTTGCAATAGGCGTCCCTTGAAGCCCGGCACGGCGAGGCGCAACCACACGACGCGGAAGAACGGTAGCGTCTTGGGTACCGCCATCAGGAAGCGCGGGTCGGAGTCGCAGCCCAAGTGGACTGCGAGTCGCTTGGGTAATTGCGGCAGGACGTGCAACGTGATGCTGAACATCGCGAACGGGTCGTCGGAGCCATAAAGCGGCACGACGCAGTTGGGCCACACCGGGTCGGTGACGACGGCTTCGCAGTACGGCAATCGCGGCACGACTTCGCGAGCGTCACCATGGTAAATGGTGCATTGCGCGTCGCGGTAGTATGGCGTCATGGCGCGGGTGCTGGACTTGGGGCCGTCGCCGCCGTGAGCTTCGTGCGCGCCCGCCTGCTGTGCTCGACGCGCAGGCTTGTTGTCATACGCCGCACATGCCTTCGCACTCGTTGTTGAACATGTTGAGCTGGCCGCGTTCTTCCTCGGTGGAGAAGTCCACGTCGGCAATATGTTGACAGGACGAGTGGAGGTACTCGCCACGAGCGTTGAGGAGCTTGTCCACGGCGATGATGCGCCTCCACGTGGCGGATTGCCCGTCGCTCTTGAAGCCACGCCACTGTGCGTCGGTGTGGTAGGGGCAGTAAAAGCACGCGGACTTGGGCGCGTGCAGACCGCGACGGCGAAGCCACGCAACGCAGTTACGGCGGTGCATTCGCGCTTCTAGGAGTGGGTGCCGGTTAACGAGCCACTGCACGTCACTGTCTTTAGCGCGGCTGATCTCGTCCACACTTATGCCGATCCATTGGACGACCGGCGTGCCGTTCGCGATGCGCTTCATCTCGCGGCGAATCGGGCGGCGCTTCCAGTGTTCGGTGCATTGGCGCTTGCCAATCTCGCCGGGTCGGAACGCGGGTATTTGCGAGTGGTCGCCCTTGAACAGGTTCGCCAGCAGCGTGCCGTGATGCGACATGACGCGGTGCGTCGGGAAGGGCAGCAGTTTCTCCAGCTTCGCAAGCCACACGTAAACCTCGTCCGGCTCATCGCCCGTGTCCGCAAACACCGCCGCCACTGGCATCGGCATTATCTCGCCCGCAGCGGCCATGAGCGCCATCGTTGAGGACTGCACACCTGCGCCAAGGCTGATGATGTGGACGGGGTCACTCATGCTTCCTTGCGCTTCGTGCGAGCGCGTGCGCTGTGCTCGACCCGCAGCAGCCTGCCCTTGGCGTCGCGCACGAGCGTTTCGTGGCTGCGCGAGCGTCCGCCGTGATGATTGACGATCTCAACGGTGCGGGCATAGGTGCCGTCGGGGCGGCGCACGTAACCGGGAAAGACGCGCCAACTGGAGGTGATGGAGATGGCGTTCACGATGCCCAGTTCTCCCACTCCTCGGCACGCCGCGCCGCGCACTCCGGGCACAGGGTCGTGGGGCGCGTCGGGCGGAACAGCAGGCCGCAGTCGGCGCAGTGGTCCTCCTCAAGCGGGACGCTTGCGCCTTGCGCTTCGTACCACGCGTCGAGTTGTGCGTCTGGGTCGTTCGCCCATTGTTCGTTGGTCATATCGCCTTCACGTCGCCCCAGTTCGTCCCGCGGCACGCTTCGTAGGGGATGACGAAGGTCGTGCCGGCGACCGTCAGCGGGTTCGCGTACCACGTCGGTATGCGTTCCTCCACCCACGCACGGCGCTCGACCGGGGCTTGGCCGAGGACGCTGTCGTGAACCTGGAGGAGCGGGCGGAAGATGCGTGTGCCGTCCGGGGCGATGTTGGCCGGGTCGCGCCAGATGGCGAGCAGGGCGAGGCCATTGGCCCATGCGGTGTTGGCCGCAGGCGAGTAGGCATAGGCTTCCTTGTGCGTGCCGTGGTCGGTTTTTGGGCCGAAGAAGTCGCGGACTTGGCCGCCGCACGCCTCCAGCTTGCCGTCTCGGGCAAGCAGCATCTTAATGCGTTCCCAGCGCCGCTTGATGCCGGGATAGCGGGCGTGGACGGCGGCCTGTAGGCGCTTGCAGTCGGCGGCCGTGACGCGGACCAGCTCGCCGGCCTCCTTCCACGCTTCCTCAAGGATCTTCTCGCTCAGTGCGACGTCGCCGAGGCCGTAAGCCGTGCCCCAGATGCCCTTTTTGCAGGCGAGGTATTGCCACGCACCCTTGTCGATGCCGCGCTGGGCCTCAAGACAGCGCTCCATGGGCCAAGAATTGACCGCTACGCCGTGCTCGAGCAATAGGACGACGGCGTTGGCAGGCTTGAAGCCGGCGCGCATGTCGTCGAGCATCCGGGTATCGCCGAGGGCGGCGCACTCCGCGCCAATGGTCCAGCCGTCGGCCGTCTTGAGATCAATCTGGTAGAAGTCGTGGCCCGGGTCGGCGCCGAACAGGTGGCGGTGGGCGCGGGTGACGGTTTGTAGGTTGAATCCGGAGCCGGTTTGCGAGGCGTTGCAGGCCATGCGCCCGACCTTGGTGCCGGCGATGTTCAGGGAGAAGCGTATGCGCCCGTCCTTGTCGAGCTTGCAGCCGAGCGATTCGAGCTGCGTCTTGCGATCGCTGAGTTGCAGCAGGAGCTCAAGGCGGCGATCGCGGGTTTGGCGGTACGTGGCAAGCAGGGCGTCTACGGCGACGGAGAGCTTGGTCGTGTTGCGCGAGCCCTCCTTGATGTAGCGCTTCGGCAGGGCCCAGCGTTCGTAAAGCCACTCGCGGAGCTGCTTGGTCGAGCCGCTGTTGATGTGGCGATCGAGGAGGGTATCGAGTTCGCCGCGTTCGGTGTCGGTGAGGATACCTTGTTGCGCGAGCGAGACGATGCGGGCGGCGATGGAGCGGGGGCCGGCGGGGTCGGGCGGGGGCTTGGGCGCTTTCTTGGTGCGCTTGGGCTTCGCGGAGTCGTCCGTCGGGTCGCTCGGTTCGGGCGCCGGATCGCCGTCGTCCGGGTCGTCGTCATCCTGCACCTCCCAGTCCGGGTCAATCGACGAGTCGCCGCTGTGCAAGGCGTTTGTGCCGGCGGAACCATGCGCCGATGAGCGTCCTTGCACGGGCTCCCGCTCACATCGCTCCCGGGCCACCGGGCTGGGCGACTCGTCGAAATTGAGGGTGGGCTGCTTCATAGCGTCTCGCGCATCGTTGGGCGGGCATACGTCAGGATGTCGGCCCAGTCCCCGACCTTTGGCAGGCGTATCTTCATGCAGACGGCTTCGGCAACCTCGGCGAACGTCGGCGGTGCGATGCCCGCGAGCGTGTCCAGTTCGCCGGTCAACGCATACACCTCGGCCTTGAGCTTGGCAACGAGGGTGTCGCGCGCCGCAGCGTCGTAGGGGATGCCGGCGAAGGACATCTCGCCGCACGGCTCGAGCAGGTCGCGGCAGTGCCGGTAGTATGCCGCCACGGCGGGCGTCCACTCCTCAAGGCGTTGGATAGCTTGGAACGCTTCGAGGCAGACGCAGGAGTCGATGGCGTTGTAGGTGTCGCGGTCCTCGTCGGTGCGCCAGTCCTTCGTCGTACCCCAGTACGGCTGACGGGTGAGCAGCGACGCGACCACGTCCAGGGCCTTGTCCAGCTCGGGCCAAACGGCGTGGAAAGCCAGCATCGAGTCCTCGACGCCTTGGATCCGGATGCCGTGCAGCCAGCGCAGGGCGAACGTCTCGTACCCAGCGTTGTGCATAACCTTGGGCACCGCCTCGTCCTCGCACAGGAGGCGGACGGCGTACCAGATGGTGTCCTCGCCCTGGTCGCCCCACACCCGCGACCAATCCATGCGCCGAAACGGCACGCTCAAGGCGTGCAGTGGGGTGTCGGCGAACGACAGGACGGTGACGCCCGTTTCGCACCCTCCCTCAATATCGAAGCCAACGGGTTCGCGGCGTGCCCGGATCCGCTGGAGGGCCTCCACAACCGCGTAGGCGTCGTTTGGCGCGTCCACAACGCGCCGGGGGGTGTCCAGCGTGCTGGAAGCCGCCTCGGCCACGCTCCGGGCAACGTCGAAGCGCAGAAGGGCAAGCTGGCTCGGCTCGCGCAAGATGGCCGCTGGGTGCATTGCCCCAACGACCTTGTAGGTGACGCCATCGAGTACGCCCTCAAACACGCTGCCGCGCCAGTTGGTGATGGAGTCGCCGAAGCGGTGGTCGCCCAAGAACGCCTTGAGCGCAAGGCCACCCAGCGCGAGGACGCAGTTGGGCTTAAACTGCGACAGGTCGTAGGCGAGGCGGGCCAAGCCGCCGCGGTTCTGGTCGAGCGTCTTTTCGGCTTCGGCAAGCGGACGACGCGAGACGTTGCCGACCCAGACGCGCTCACGCGGCAGACCGGCGTCCTTGAGGAGGTCGTTCAGGAGGCGTCCGCTCTGGCCGACCAAGGGCGTCGGGCGCTCGGTCCACTGGGTCGAGCCGCAGGCAGGGCAGCGATCGCGCGTGACGATCTGGCGGTTCTCCCAGTGCTCGCCACCGTAACCGTGGCCTTGGGAGCAGATACGCCACGAGCATTCCTCGACGGCCGGGGCTTCAGCTACGACGGCGAGACGGATCGCGCCGGGGTCAATGGACGGCGGGTGGTTGGGTACTACGGCGTCCGCGTTCACGTCGTCACCTCCCACAACATCTTTGTCTGAAGCGGGTGCGTGTCCACTCGCGGGCGGCTCTCGCGGCTCCATGAACCGCCACCACGCTCGCCTACAACACGCCAACCCGCACCGCGAAGGCTTGTTGTCGGAAGCTCGCTGTGAAATACTGGCGTCATGGTTATTCGCGGCTGTCGGTCAGCTTTTCGTTGGGCGGATCAGGCTGCGCGATGATGCTGCTTGACACGGTTTTCAGCCGGGAAATCAACCCCAACCAACCGCCGCGGTGTTTTCCTCCTCATCGCTGGGGCGTTGATTAGTCGCTTTCTCTGGCGCAGCCAAAATGAATTGTGCAATCCTCAGTGCTACCTCGCGCGTCGATTTTCCTCTATAACTGTGACCATCACAGGTCTGGATAACAAGCAACGTATCCGCCGAACCATTCGATGCAGAGAACGTAGGCTCTCTCTTGGCCGGGCACTCGCACGGATTCTTGTGACACTTGAAACAGACAGTCTTTTGAGGGTTATACATTGTTCGCCTCCGTCTCTGATCTCAGTCGTTCGGCGTCACTTCGAGCGCATGCGTCGGCCACCAAGTTCCGTCACCTTTCGGCACGCCCTCCTTGATGAGCCACGGTATGAGTTGCCATTCCCACTCCGTCGCTTCCATCCAGCCACCGACGCAGGTGGCGTTCACGTCGAAGACTTCCGTGTTGTCGTTTCGCAGCGCGACCCAGTGTGTGTGCCGGTATCGCACACGCATCGGCACGCCGGGTTTCGTCCACGGGCCGCCCCATTGCACGCGCATCAGGCCGTGTTGGATTTTCGGAATCCGCCCTTTCGGGTCGTCGCTCCTATACACTTGCCGATATTTCGCGCCAGCGCGGTTCAGCACTTCGAGCATCAGCGTCGGGTTCGTGTATCCCTTGGTCTCGAAGTCGCCCATCAGTGGCCGGATTTCAGCGGGGGTCAGATTGAGCACCGCGCACAGCGCGCCTGGCCCACAGTTGAAGCACCAGCCGCAGTTATTTGCGTCCTCGACTGTGAAGCGGATGGGACGCCGAACAAGACGCTGGAGAGAATCGGCGCGGGCCGTCTCAGTTCCAGTGCTCGTTTGCGTGGCGAAAGTCATTGGATTATTTGCGCGCCGATCTCTCAGCTTTGTCGTTCTGCGGCTTCCGGTTCAGGGCTTCGAGCAGGAGCGCGGCGTCCTTCTTTGAGAGCGCATTGCGTCCGTCAGGTGTCACGATTGCGAACCTTTCACCATCGAGGTAGAGCGATGCGCGGTAGTGGCTGTATGACCATCCAAGCGCCGCAGAACCACGCGCTCCACGCGAACTGCCGCCCCGCTCTTTACGCACAGGCTTTGCTTTGGATTTCATCGTTTCCTTTCGATTGCGTCAATCACACATCAATCGTTTTTTGAGCCGCGGGCAACACGCCACGGACGCGTACTCGAGGGCACACGACGAACAGGACGCGCCCACAAGAACTCGACGTTCTGGCTCAAGGTAGGCTCCGTGAGCACCTCCCACTCCCACTTGCCGCGATTAGCGTAACGGCTCATAAATCGGCGACCAACCCACGGTTCTCGAATTGCGTTCGGGCACGCCACACGTTCAGTCTTCCGGCCCATCGCCTCCCGCCGGGTCGTGTTCGTAGTAGTCTGTGCACTTGAGCGGGCAGTCGCCGAGACCGAGCGCCTCAGCTTCGCGACTCGCACGCTCGAAGGCTTCGTCCATGTCGTGCGCGACGGTCGTAAACGTGGCGTTGCCGCATTCCCAGTGGTAGCAGGTGAGGCGGGGACGGCGGTCGGGGAGGCTCATGGCATGTGCTTAAGGAACTGGCCGTCAGCGTGCGCCAGCCATATTCGGAGCGCGTTGATAGCGCTTTCGCGAGTCGCGTCGGAAGCGTAGTAGCAGCGTCCGTCGCGATCCACCGGGAAGCCAAACACGACGAAGCAATAACCCTCGGGCATCTTGTTCTTCACAAGCTCGCACATCTCCTGCACCCACTGTTGGTTGCGTGGCGCGTTCATGGCCGACGACAGCAGAACTTGAACTTCTTACCGCTCCCGCAAGCACAAGGCGCGTATAGCCGAATCTGCGCCTCGGCTTTCTCGCGCAAGGTTAGGTCGCGCTTCACTTCGACGAAGTGTTGTTTCTGGCCCGCTGGCACATGCTCCAGTGGCAGGATCATTCCAGTTCGTGTGTCCATAAAGTCAGTCATCGTCTTCGCAGTCAGGGCAACCAAGGCACTCAGCTTCGCCGTGCCAATGGCAAACGCAGAAGTCGCCACCGCACAGGCATTCGATGACGCCAGAACCGCCACAGCGACGAGGCAGGGGTTCGTAGTACGGATTTTTTACTCCGCACCAGCACGGCGGGTTGTCCGGGTCGCCCTTGCGTTGTTGGCCGGTCTTCATAGAAGCGCGTCAGCCGCCGCGTTTAGGCGATTAATGAGTCCGAGGCCCCGCCTCGCCTGCGCAACGCGACTTTTCCGACGCTGACGCTCGCCGGTTGATAGGGGCGGGGGAATGAGTGAGCGCGGCGGTGGATCGTACCACCGACCTTGGGCTAGCGTAACCCGTAACGGTTCGGCCCAAGTGCGCTTCGTTGCGCCGCGCGCTCGTCAAGTTCATGCGGCGGGCGCCGTTGCGGGCGGCGTGGTTAGGAAAGGCAGCGACGTGGCACGAAAGCCACAAGCGCCCCGGTGCCCGCCACCACCATGCTTTACCGCGATCAGCGACAGGTCGTGATGCTCCTTGCCCGGCGCATGGTAGAGCGACACGCGCCAACGGCCTTTGCCATCGTAGTTGAAGCCGAGCAACGCGTCGTGTTCAGGCAGGATGCCCGCAGTGAACAAGTGCGAGTTGTAGCGGGCGGCGTTGCAAGCGAGGAAGCACAGGCCCTCGAAATCGACGGTGAAGCCGCTCGACTTGATGATGGACGCGTTCTCCTGCGTCTTGGCGTATTGCAAGGCGCGACCTTGGTTGAGCAGACGTGTGACTGTGCCGTCGCCGTGGTCGCTCAACAACTGGTCCCACATCGGCGAGAATAGTTCCTCGCTCCGCAGTCCGTGCTGGAACAGTTCAGCGTTCAGATCGCGCTTGTCCCAAATGTCGTACTCGCCAGCGAGGCGGACGGCCCACGGTTCGGTAACGCGACGCTCTACGTAGTCTTCCTTCGTTGGTGTGTCGTTACCGAACTTGTTCACGAAGCCGCTGAACCACTGCCACGCGAGCCTGCACGCCGCAACGCCGTCGATACGGTAGCCCGCGATGCTCCCCGGGAACTTCTCCATCGCGCTCTTGTGGTGGTCGATCCACGTTAGGCCAGGGTAGTCCATGAGTCCGTCCACGCTGATGTCGAGCATGTAGAGCGCAACTTCGCCGTCGCCCGCCGGGGGCATCGGCGGAACCGGGTCGCCGTAGTCCCACCCGACCAGCGTTGCGCCGGGCAGGAACTTGCGGGCGATCTCGCGACAAAAGATGCCGTCGAAGTCGGCGCGGTGATAGATGACGGTCGTGCTCATGCACCTTGCATCGCTCGCGCCTTCGCGAGCAGTTCGGGGGTCGTTGCCTGTTCGTCGGTCGCTGGGCGCTTGCCCTTGGCGCGGCCGCTGCGCTTGGGCAGCGTTTGCATCGCAACGCGCATACGCTTGACGCGTTCGATGGCGTCTTCGACAGCCGCTTGCTCGGCAATGAGCGCGGCGTGCTTGGCTTTGAGGGCGCTCACTTCGTCGTCGAGGACGGCGAGCGCTTTACTTGTGCGTGGCATAGATCAAGCGGGGTTTGAAACGATATGCTCCAGTTCGTCGGCTTTCTTCGTGAGCAAATCAGCCATGTGACGCGCTGACTTTACGTCGAGTCCAATCCACGCCATCGGCTTCGTGAACTGTACGCGCACGAACTTGTGAATTGGGTCGGCGGCGATTGCAAACGCCGTCTCTCCGTCATCGTCGCCTGCTACACGACCCTGCGGCCATTGCCGTTCGGCTTTGCCGAGGAACTCGTCAAGCATACGACGTTGGGCGGCCTCCTCCTCCGGGCTGCTGTAATGTTGGATGCTCATAGGTCAAGTGGTCGCCGGGATGCGGTTGAACGAACGGGTCTCCTGATAGCCGTTCTTAACGTCGAACTCGACGAGGAGCGGGCGCCCCTTGAGCGCTGCCCAGCCGCCGGCGTTGTCCACGGCCGCAGCGACGTTGTCCTTCGTCTTGCGGTCCATGCCCAGGACGGCGATGGCCAGTTCCTTGATCTTCGCCTTCGCCTCGTCCTCGCGCCCTTCCCACTCGTTGATGGTGATGACGGTGGGGAACCCGGCGCGGAGATCGTCGCCGTCGGTTGTCTTCGCAGCTTCGGCGAGCGTCAGGTTCACCAGCACCTTGCTCTTTGGCCCTTTGGCTGGTTCGCCGTTGGCGTCTGCGGTGCGGTCCATTTCACGAACATCGCCCAGTTCGCAGCGCTTGATCGACTTCGCAATCACGCGCTTGTTCACTTCGGCGTTCGTCCAGTATTTGTTCGATAACATGCCCATAGGTCGTCGTGCTTTCTTTGGTTGTGCCCGTCGCCGGGCGGTTGTGGCGCTGTGCGCCGGTTGTCGGAGCCGAGCTAGTCGCGCAATCGGCGGACCATCTCGGGAATCAGGTTGTGCCAAATGACGGCGTCGTAAACGGGTTCGCCACGCGACCACTTCGGCGGCGAGCAATGGTGCAGGTATTGCATGACGGTCTCAGCGAGTTGCTCGTCCGTCATCGCCGCGAACTTGGCGCAGTCTTCGGCGTAGTTCTTCTCGTTGCCCTCAAAGCGTGCGAGCGCGTCAGGCGCCATCAACGAACGAAAGATTTTGGTGGCGAAGTCGCTCATGGCTGCGGTGCCTGCTTCGGCGCAGGCAAAGGGTTGGCGTCGTCGGGTAAGTAAATACGTTCCCACCGGAACACAAGCTCGCCGTTGACCCGTTCGCCGAGCACGATCTCTTTACCCGTCAGGTGAGCGCAGCGCGAGCCGCAGTTGACGCTGTCGCCCGTCCGAAAGTTTACATAGAGCGTGTCGGTAAAGTCGCGGCGCATGTAGCCAATGGTCGAACAGCGCCCGCACACGATGGCGCGGACCTTGCCCGTCAGGTCCACGTCCTGCGTCGAGACGTCTATGGCGCCCTTGCGCTCGATGTACTTGTCGCGGACATGGGCGAGCAGGATGACCTCCTCGCTCGCTTTGACGAGCAGCCAAAGCACTTCGCCCATCTCGTCGCGCAGCCGACCGTAGCCGCCGCCTTGGTCGAGCTCGAACAGGTCAGTGCCCTGGAAGTTCTTGCCGAGCACGCTGGCCTTGTACTTGGCGAGCGCCGACGTTTTGCACAGTTGTTCGAGAGCATCCACGGTGTCCACAACGAGGCGGCGACAGGCTGGCGTGCCGGCTTCGCGCAATGCGGTGAGCTTCGCGAGCACCGCGACGAGCTGGCCCATGCTGGAGACGTCGAGCTTGCGCGCGGCGACAAAGTCCGCGCCACTAGGCTCAAGCTCAAGGATGAGCGAGTCGGGCAACGCCGCCGCGGCCGTCGTCTTGCCCACCTTCGGCGCCGAGTAGAACAGCGCCATCTGCGGATTGCGACGGGACGGCGGGACGAGCCCGGTCGGGATGGCGACGGGATCGCTCACGGCTTCGCCTCCGCTTGGAGCTTGTCGTCGAGGCGCTCGCGCACTTCGAGGCGGAGCAGGGCGGCTTGGCAGCGGTTCGCCAGCGTCATGTACTGGAACGCATTGCCGAGCAGCTTGCCTGGCGCGATGACGATTGTGCCCGTCCCCATCGCGTTTAGCACCTCCCGCAGGCACGCCGCGAGTTCGTCGCGCTGGCGCATGAGCACGGTCGCGTGGGCCGCAGTCTCGTGCAGCGTGCGCATGAGCTGGTCGCGGTCCTGCGTCAGGGCGTCCACCTTGTCGAGCGCCTTCGTGAGCAGGTCGTTCGCTGCTTTCGCCGAGCTTGTAGCGGTGTCGATTAGCCGTTGCGTCGCTTCCTCGATCGTCGTCGTCATGTTTCCTGCGTTGCGCCATCGCCGGCGCGTTCACGTTGTTTCGCCGCCTCCGCGTCTTCAAACTCGTCCGTGCTCAGCTTCAGCAAGCGGTCCGCTGGTGGTAGCTGGCACACGCCCAGGTAGTCGCACGCGCCCCACTGGAACCGACACGCGCCCTTGTCCGTACTCGACAGCGGCCAGTCGTCCGGGTCGTTCGGGTCGCGCTCAAGTATCTCCCGGGCGATGCGGAGCGTCTGCCGCTGCCACTCGTCGAGGACCGCGTCGCTGAAATAAATGGGCCCGTCCTTGGGGAACTCGAACGCGACCCCGGTGCGGCTCGGCTTGCGCATAATGAGCCGGATAAGGTACGCGCCGTGGACGGGCTTGCCGTGCTGCATCTGGTAGGTGCGGGCGTAGGCTTTGAGCGCACCGGACACCTTCGCGGCTTCGTACTCGACCTGCTCGTTGCGCGATGCCGTCTTGTAGTCGAACACGAAGCGCTGGCCCTCGGGCGACACGGCGACGAGGTCGCGGCGGAACTCAAACATGACTACGGCTTCGTGCTCAGGTTCGGCGACGCTGCGCTTCACGAACAGGAAATCAGACGCCGGATTGCGCGGCGAGTACACCCCCCAGTGAATGCGCCCCAGCTCCACCTCGCCTTGCGCCTCAGTCTCCTCAATCGTCCAGTCGGCGAACGTCGAGCCGAACTCAGCGCGGAACGCCGCGAGCCCGTCCTTCGCGAAGCTCGCCTGACGGTAGTCGTCAACGGGCGTGGGCGATGCCGCGAACGCCGCGTCGATCGCTGCTTCCTGCTCGGCGACGCTCTTGCCCTGGTTCAGCGCCAGCATCCCAGCGTGCATCGCAGTGCCGTTGGCGCGACCCGGCGAGGTACGGACGAGGCGCCGGTCCCGTATTTTGTAGTACCAGTGGAAGCGCCGACACACGTTGTAGTGGCCGAGCGAGTTCGGCGACAGGCGAATGATTGTGGGCGTGCTCAAGCGACGACGCTCCTCTCCCCCCGCTCACGCTCGACGAGTTCGGCGATCGCTGCGGCTGCGATGCCTACGGCGCCCAGTTGCCCCGTCCGCTCGTCCGCGAAGACTTGCAGCAGGCAGCAAAGCGAGTGCACGAGATGGGCGCCTTCGAGGGATTCCGGCACCTCCGCGACGATGCGCTGAACGGCGACGCGAGCACGCTCGATAGCGACAAGCTCGTTGATGGTGAGCGGGGTCATGGCATGTCCTCCCAGCGGCTCGATCTCTGAACTGCGGTCGCGGAGTGTAGGTTTGATCCGGCTTCACGTAAACGAAGCGCGGACGGTGGTAGCACTGCGGAAACTCGCGCGCCTTCTGCGTCCACGGCGGCCGCTGGTCAATGGACACTTCCTTGCGCATGATGAGCTTCATGTCCGGCAACGACCAGCAACGCCCCGTCGCCGACCCGGAATTGCCGCCGTAATTGTAAAAGTCGTCCGTGGCAACCAGCGCAGTGCTTCAGCTTTTCGGTCTCCGTCATAGGTCAAAAGGGCGGCTGCTCTTGGTTCGTCTCGGCGGCCGTGGCGTCGTGCGCTTTCGCCTCCTGCCGCAGGTGGCCGGCGTTGCGGTTCGGCTTTGCCGCCGTTGCGCCAGCGGGCATCTTCACACCGCGCCGCGCTGCTTCGGTCTTAACGTGTCCGAACAACGGCTCACGCAGCTCCCGCGTCACAAGCCACGCGAAGTACGTCGCTGGCACCTCGGCCAGCAGCTTGCCCTTGTGCTCGCCGAACGGCATCCGTGGGCCGTCCTTTGTGGGCGCAGGCGTCGCAGGCGCCGGCATCCCTAGCGCTCCAGCCACGTCCTCAGCTCCCAGCGCAAGTTTGCGGAACCAGACAAAGTCGGCGAGCGCGTCGAGGTCGGGCACGGTCGGGTCGACGAGCCGCTTGAACAGGTGCTCCAATTTGGAGCGGGTGTCGGTGTCGCTCATCGCTTGCCCGCTTTCTCTACCTCAGGCTCAATCACGAACAACTCGTCGAGCGACAAGCCGCTCTTGTGCGATATTTGCGCCGCAGTGTCGAGGCTCAGGCCGCCATTGTCCTTCTTGGACAGGAAGCGGTAAAGTATCGTGGGATTGATCTTCCATGCTTCGGCTGCGGCGTTCACGGAACCGTGCACGCGTTCGACAAGCAGCACGAACTTTTCGGAGGGACGAACGTTCATGTTGCGCGACACTACGCCCGGCGCAAAAACGTGTCAACAATTTTTTATTGACGGCGTTCGTAACGAGCGCAGAATGCCGCCCATGGCCGATGCACCGACGCCCCGCGCCCCACTTTCGCTAAGGCACTTCGACGAAATCCTCGGGATGCGCTTCGACGCGTCCGATAACATCCTCGGCGACCACGTACTCGCCAAGGGTCAGAACACGTGTTTCGTTGGTCCGCCAGGCGCCGGCAAGACGCGGCTCATAATGCAAATGGCGATCACCGGTATCGTCGGCCGGGATTTCGTCGGCCTGCCCATGCAAGGGACCAACCTCACTTGGCTGTTCATGCAGGTCGAGAACAGCAACCGGCGCCTGCAAACCGACCTCGAGTACTTCCGCAGGTGGGTAGGCGATGAGGCGCTGTGGCAAAAGGTCGTCGATCAATGTGTCGTGCACACCCTTGAACACGACGGCGACGGACTCGTATTCCTCGACAACGCCACCAACCGGGACTTCGTGGCCGACGCTATCAAGACGCGCCCGTGGAACGTCGTCGTGTGGGACAGTCTCCAAAATTACTCCGTCGGCGACCTGAACAAGGACGCAGACATGTTCAAATCGCTCCATGAGCTGTCGATGCTAACCAAGCGAGGCAATACCCAGTCGATCCCTCTCGTCATCCACCACGCGCTCACAGGCCGCGCCGGCGCCGTGAAGCTCCTCGGCATGGAAAAGGGCAGCTATTCGCGCAACTCAAAGGCCATAACCGCTTGGGCCCGTAGCCAGATCAACGTCGCCGTCGCATCGCCGAACAGCTATGAGACGATCATTCTCGCCTGCGGCAAGTGTTCTGACGGCAAAGAATTCGACGCCTTTGCGCTCAAATTCGACGAGGACACCCACATTTACGAGCGCGACGACGACTTCGACATCGAGGAGTGGGTCAAGCAGGTCAAGAGCAACAAGGGGCAGAACGTGAAGATACCCAATACGCTCATCGCCGACGCCTGCGACGGCTACAAAATGAGCCTCAACGACCTGTTCGTCGCCGTGAAAGCAAAAGTGGGCACATCTGTCAACGAGGTCACTATCTACCGTTCCATCGAGCGGGCCAAGAAGCAGCGTGCGCTCAAGTTCGACAAAAAGGCCAATGTTTTCACGCGTCGCGACGACGAAGTGTAAAGCGCACCGACGCTGCTCTTGCACCTTGCATTGCACGCTTTTTCGTGCAAGTGGCGTGCAAAAAGTCGCGTTCTCTTGCACCTTGCATTGCATCTATAGAGAGATGCAAGGCGCAAGACGACGGGGATGAATCAATGTCCCGAGTTGGAGGAGGAGAATGCACGGTTGCGACATGGGCGTAATCGTCGCGTCCCACTTACGCACGCACCCAGCCACGGAGCCGGTCGTTCTCGACGATGAGCCACACCACAAGCGCCGCCGGGTTCCATGTGGAATCCTGGCGCCGACCGTGGGCGTTCGCTGGAAGGCTCAGCCTCATACGGCGGGAGGGTAGCACGCACTTGGGCACCGGCAAGGGGGGAAAGTCGCTCATATCGCAACGTGGAGCGATTGCGGGCCAGTCTGACCGCGCGTTGGAATGCCCTTTTTCGCTGTCCGTTACCCATGAGGAGGCGCGTTTGGGCGCTGGCGAGGGTCAGGACAGCGGACAGGGGGTCAAAACGCGTCACAGCGCCCGGAGTTTAACGCCTATCCTGTGCTGCGGCTCGCCGCTGCGCAGCTTCAGCTCGCATTTGGGCGCCGCGAACCATGCCCGCTCTCCGGGCCGCCTCGCGGCAACCGTCCTTTCCGAGCGCCTTGGCTCGTGCTCGACCGCCCAGCTTGCCTAACGCCGCCGCTGCTTGGTTCTTCTTCATGGCGCACACGTTACGACACCAGCGAGCGTGGCGTCAAGATTTCGCTTGCAAAAGCGTGACGCTACGCTTATGATGCGGACATGCGATTAGAGACGCATCAACGAAACAACACCCTTTGCCGCCGTCCTTTGCGTGCCGGAGCGCCTTGCTTCGGTCTCTACACGTGGGGGACGGCGGCGCTAACTGACGCAACGATATGAACATACACGTCGAAATCGGTCCCGGCTTATACGCCGACCTTGAACGCATCGCGCCAGGCGAATCGCCAGCCGAGCAAATCCACACCGCCCTTGACCAACGGGATAAGTTGCTTGAGGCGCTCGAAATCGCACAAAACGACTGCGACACAATTGCCGCCGACTTGTGCGCCGATGATCCTCCCCGCTGGGTTGAACGCCAAGCACAACTGCTGGCAGGCGTCGCCATGCTCATCCGAAAGGCGATGCAAGACGCAACGCCCGCCCCGGCGAAGGAGGTGGCGCCGTGAACACTTACCTCGTCCAAATCGACGCCACCGACCCGCAAGGCTGGCGCTCCTTCGACGCCCCTGATGCCGAAAGCGCCATTATCCAGGCCATCACGCCCTCAATCGTCGCCGGGAATAGCCCGCAAACCGCCTACGTTGCCCTAGGACGCGTCAGACACGCCAACGGCTCCCCAATCGCCGTCCAGTCTTACCGGCTCGTCCTAGGACCGTCCAGCGAAGCGAACGCCTTGGCGTGCCCCAGCACGCCGGACAAGGGGGCGCTGTGAAGCTGCTCATCGAGATGGACATGGACAACGCTGCGTTCGAGGGCAATCCGGGCTGGGAAGCCGCCCGCATCTTGCGCCGTCGCCTCGTCAATATCGAAACCATCAACGCCAACGACGCGGGCACCGTGTTCCCGCTCATGGACGCGAACGGCAACCGCGTGGGCCAGATCACCGTCCTCAGTGACGATCCCGCTCCCGCCCCGGCGTGCTCCACACGCCGAAAGGGGGCGCTGTGAACGACATCCAACCAACGCCGGGCCCTTGGGTGTTCGCCTACGGCTCCGTTTACCAAGGTGCATCGCTCGACGCCCTCAACGACGAGACCGCGGTCCGCATCGCCCTCATGGACCGCAACGAACATCGTACAAGCCCCTGCGAACGCGATGCTAACGCCCGCCTCTGCGCCGCTGCCCCTGACTTGCTCGCCGCCTTGGTTGCAGTGCTGCGGCACTGCGTCACGCCTGCCGGCTTCCCCGACAAGGGCAAAGGACGCACAGATCACCAGCAGGCCGCTTACAACGCCGCCCGCGCCGCCATCGCCCGCGCTACCAACCCATCGCCATGAAACCCATCTCCTACACCGCCCGCGCCTTCGTCGGCGCCTTCGCCTACGTCATCGGCTTCGGCCTCCTCTACATCGTCGGCGGCCTCGTCCTGTCCATCGTCCCCATCTACATCTGGCTTTGGCTCGGTCTGCCTGGCTGAACACGCCGCGCCATGTTCCACCTCGCCCTCCTCATCATCGGCGCCGTCGCCTGCCTGTTCGCCCTGTTCGCCGCCTTCCTCCTCGCCTTGTGGCTCTTGGGTGCCCTCCTCGCCGTCCTCACTGCCCCCTTGCGCTGGGCCGTCCTCGCCGCCAAACAACGCCGGCCCAGCAAGCGCCCTTGACGCCCCTCGCGCCACTGGCTTACCGTCTCGCCCATGAGCGCAACTGCCGAGTGCGTAGCCTCTCCCGCCCGCTATCGGAGCGATAAGCCCAACGGCCCTCGCGCCGGTAAACACCGCCTTTCTCGCCTAACTCAGACCCTTGACCTTCAGGATCGCGCTTACGCCGCCGCCACTGACAAGGAAACGCCGGTTCACGTTCAAGCCGCACTCATGCGTGCTTGGGCGGACCTCCAAGAGATAGGCATGGCGATACGCGGACAAGGGAAGCCGAAGCCAGTAGAGGCGAGGAACGCGACGCGGCGAAGTAAGGCGAGTGCGGCGAGCCCGATAGCGCCAACGAACGGCGCTTGACGCTACGCTCGACGTGTGCTAGATTGTGCGCGTGAACCTGAACACTCACGCAACTCACGACAAACATTTCGGCGCGCGCATCGTGTCGGCTCGCATCACAGCGAGTCGTGTTCAGCGCGATGCGTTGCGCCGTTCGGAGGACAGTATGAACACTAACAACGCGCCGCAACTGTGCGGTGCTACTATTGACCTACGACGCCCGCTACGAAGCGAACGTGTCCGCGACTCTCAATCGCCGTACCGTACTGTATATGTGTACAAGTGCGCTGTGTGTGGGAACGAAACGCGAGTGCGGGCAAACTTGTTTCGCGGGTCGCACCCTGAGCCGAGCGTAGGCGCGATACTCTGCCCGCATCTCGCAGCGCCGAGCGCAACCGCAACCCCTAACGACACGCGCGTATGAAATACACAATCGAAGTCCGCGAAGTCGCGGCAGGGCATTCGCTGTTTGACAGTAGTGCGCCCTATACAGTACGCGAAACTATCAAGCGCACGTTGCGCGGCGAACAAATCGGCAATTTCAATCCGCTGTTCTGCCGGTATCGCGGTGACAATCGCGTGCTTGTTCACAGTGACGAGGGCGACTTGTCCGATCCGTTTCGGCGTGAACAAAGCTACGAGCGCACGCTGTTCATCCGCGTGCCGACCGCAACCGCAACCGTCAACGGCGGAGGTGCGAAGTGAACGCTGTGTCAATCAACCGCGATCCGTTTGGCCGCGCATCACTCATGCGCGAGCGCGTCACGGACAAATGCGAGTGCGCTTGGTGCGGGCAGACCGCGAAGTTTCGCTACTACTGGGAAGGCGACTCGGTTCAGCGACGGCGCTACGTTGACGCGAAACCGTTCTGCTCGGTGGGATGCTGGCGCGACTACAACGGAGGTGCCCGATGAAACCGACTGACGCGAAGCACACGCCAGCAACGGCGCTTTACGCAGAGTGCAATCGCTTGATCGCCGAGCGCGACGCCCTGCGCGCCGAGCGCGACAAGCTACGCGCTGCGTTGTATCGAGCGGAGCGTACCTTAAGCGGGTGGCCTAATTGGTCGTCCGACGCTATCGCGCAAACTACTCGCCAAGTACGCGACGCGCTCAACGACGCGCTCTGTGATCCGCCCCGCGACTAGCGCACCTACTACCTAACACGCCCGGCCAGCTCACGCTCGCCGGGCTCTTTGCTGTCTGCGTCGCGGTCCGACCCGTCGCGCCTACGACCTGGCCTACGACTAGGGCCGCCGTCGCGCCGCCCGTCGCGCCCTCCTGCCACGACCGCGAAAAAAGGATTCCGGATTCTTTTTTGCTCGCCGACCGTCACCGCACCGTCACCCCCCACGCCGCCGCCTGCCCGTCAGGAGCCTCTCGTAATAGACGGCGGTTCTGCGCTGGGACGGGGTTAGGGGGGCGCTCCGGTGCGAGTCAAGGAGCGGGGTCGTGGGCGGAGGCGCCGCGAAGCGTATCGGCGACGACGACTTGAGATTTGAGCAACTCGACAGTGTTGCGAAACGCTCGCTGGAGGAGTTCGTCCGGCAACTTGAGTTCGTAAACGCTTCCGCTCCGACCCATGCCTGCCATGACGCAGTCCGCAATGTGCTCCAACACGTCGAGCAAGTTCACGTCCTTCGGCACGCCATCAGGCTTGTCAATGTGGTGCCGGTGGATTCGGCGATGGTTGTCGTACCACCCCGTCTGCTTGAACCCAGTGATGAAGTCGGCGTGGAACCAGTCAATCGCGGTGAGCTTGTCGTAGTCGTGCTCGCCTGCGGCCTGCGTTATGTAGCTTTGAAAGAACGCGAGCGCCTTGACGATGTCGCCGATGTGCTGGCGTGACGACTCCAGCAGCGTTTCCTTGGTCGTGTTGGCGAAGTCGCAGGTGCGTGTGTCGGCGGTTGGGGACTTGGTTATGTGGATCATGGCGTGGGCTCCTCGGCGGAGGCGCCGCGAACGGGAGCGTTGGGCTCCGAGGCGTCGGTGTGGACGCGGAGGTGGGCTGTGTCGCGGAGGGCCTGGGCGACGACGGAGTCGATGACGACGTAACGGCGCATGTCGGCGGCGGAGCGGACGGAGTAGAGGGCGCCGCGAAGGCGCTGGACGGCGGTCCGGAGCGTCTCGCGCTCCGAAGCAGCGGCGTGCCACTCGCGGTTGGCGGTTTCGATGTCAGCGGCGATGCGGGCGAGTTGGTCGGCGCTGGGCGTCGGCGTGCCAAGCACGCCAGAGCGGGCGTGCTTGGCGAGTTCGGTGCGACGAGCGTCGGGCGGGTAGGCGGCGTCGAGCATAAGGTCGATGTACTCGGTGAGCGGCATAGGGGCGTCCTCGAACGGGAGGGACCAATGGTTCGGGGCGCACTCGCGAATGTTGCAGAGGGCGTCCCGGAACGCGTCGCGTTCCGAAGCGAGGCGGGCACACTTGGCACGCCACTCGCGGGTGACGAGTTCGATTTGCTCGACGCTGAATGGGTCGGCGTGGGTGGGCACGCCGGGCGGGTCGTGGGCGTCATTCATTGTCATTTTCCCCATCGCCGTCGTGGGCGTTCTTGACGCTGACCTTCGCCTTCGCCTCAAGGGTGATGACGCGGTCGTCGTAACGGTAGCTGGTGATGCCGTGCTCCTCCATCGCGGCGATGAGCACCGCTCGCTTCTCAACTTCCTTCGTCGTCAGTGTCATTCGCTTGTCGCGCACGTCCACGTAGTCGTCCGCTGCGTTCTCGACCGCCTTGATTACCTTGCGCTCCACGCCGGGGAGTTCGCCTTGCTTCTTTGCCATTGGGTGCCTTTCGTCGTTGTATGCCGGAGCGTAAGCGCTCCAAACAGGTTCGGGCGCGACAATGGCACGCCGCAATCTTACCGTCAAGCTCGGAGCGCGGGCGCGGGCCGTGCGACGAGCTGTGGATTCGCGAGCGGTGCGCCTTTGTCAGTCGCCGCCCGACTTCTTCGGCGCTGCCGCGGCCTTCTTCTTGACCGCTTCGGCTTCGGCGTCGGCCTTCTTCTCGATCGCGCGCACCTCGGCCCGCGACCGACTCGCCTCCGCGCCGGCCTCCGTCACGCCTTCCATGCCCGTCACGAACATGTCGGCGCGCGTCTTCTCCATCTCATGCTGTTGCTTCTGCCGGAACGCTTGCTCCTTGTGCGCGAGCTTCTGCGAGTCGGTCATCTGCTTCGCCTGCACCTTGGCCTGCGTCGTCATGGCGATCGCCGCGACCTTCGCCTGCGTCTCCGGGTCCTGATGCCCGTTTTGTTGCGCCGCTGCTTCGGCCTGGCGCTGCGCCATCGCCTTGACCTCGTTGCCGAGCTTGCCGAGCACGTCGCCGTACTGCTTCACCCGCTGCTTCTCGCTCTCGTCCTGAGCGAGCAACGCGATGTGCTGCGACACATACTGCGCCGCGTTCATCAGTCCGATCACGTCCTGCGGCGTGCCGACCCCGCCCGACTGCATGATCTGCTGCACCTTCATCGCCATCATGCGCAGGAGCGTCTCGACGACTTCGCGGTGCGAGTCGCCCTCCTTCACCGGCATCGGCACGCCGGTCATCAGCGTCCCCCACGCCAGCGCCGCGTCAAACACCGTGTCCGTCACCTTCGTCGGCTTGATGGGTGCCAGCGCCGTTGCCATGCCCGCGTCGTCCGTCAGCGCCAGCACGTAGTTATGCAACACCCGCGTCTGCGCCGACGGCTCCATGAACTGGCGAGCGCCCATGAGCTTCTCGCTGGTCGCAATCTCAAGCTGCTTGCTGCCGCCGCCGAGCACCTGCTCCGCGTGTATCTCCCAGCGCTCGACGTCGAGCCACTTCTCGGGCACGCCCTGCTCAAGGCAGCGCTTGCGGAACGCCTTCGCGTCCTTGTTGCGGCTCTTGGGATCGCACAGCCGGCGCGCAATCTCGCGATACTCGAACTCCGCCTGTATGTAGGCGTTGTTGAGCAGCGAACTGAGCAGCGCCGACGTCTGCGCCAAGAGCGCCTGCACCTCGAACTTCGTCCGTTCCTTCTCCGTCCCGCTATCAATGTCCTGCGTGTAGCTCGACGCGCTCTCGCCCATGTGCTGCCGCAACTGCGACAGGAGCATCTGCGTCAGCGCCGGGTCGAACTGGTAACGCTGCTCGCGCGTCACGAACCCGATGCCCTCGGGCAGCAGCCCGTACCGCAGCCCGAAGTGCACCTTGTCCACGGTCGCCTTGTCCGCCGGGTCCTGCACCCGCATGAGCAGCATCATGTCCTCGAACACCTTCCCGATGAACCTGCACAACGTCATGTCCTGCACCTGGCACAGGTCGAATAGGAGCCACGCCAGCGACCGCACGCTGTGATAGAAGAAGGGACTCTTAACGTTGCCGTCGCCGAACTGGATGTGCATCAACTTCGATAGCTCGTCGGCGACTGGCTTCTTGCTATCGTAAACGAAGCTGACCGGCTCACTCGTCGTCCCGTACGTCGCCGTCCAATTCGAGTCAGGCACGATTTGCATGTTCCACTTGCCGCTGGTGTTGTCCTGCGAATAAAAATCCCACAAGCGAATCTTGGGCACGGCGTCCGACTGCCAGTACGTTGCGTCCTGCTTGAACAGCTCTGCCATTTTCTCTGGCGCATTTTGCCAATCCCAGTGCACGTCGCTTTGCGTTTTGTCCTTGATCGACGCCAGCATGTCGCGCACGACTTTTTTGTTCCACCCAGGGTCGATGTTGTCCTTCTTCGCGAACGTCTTCGAGTACAGCTCCCAGTAACTCATGCTTCGACGTACCGCGAAGTGGCTCATGTCCATCGACACCGTCGTATCCGTGGGTATGAGCAAATCCTCGATGGGCACAAAGTACGGGCACCACGAATCGTCGAACGGAGCCCACATCTTTGAGCCGACGCCGGTAAGCATGACGCCCGCTCCGGTTTCGCGTACGAGTTGATAGTAGGCGCGGCTCCGCTTCAACGGGCGGTTTGCTTCCTTCGTGACGATTTGCTCCCAGTCCAGCGCCCTGTCCACGGGCGCATCTTCGAGGTCCACATGGAAGTAGTGCGCCGTTTTTAGAAACGCGTTGGACCACTGGCGATTGGCCTGAGCGAGCAGGTTGGTGCCGGTTTTGGTATTGAACGACACGTCAATTTTGTTCTCGGCCATCTGTGCGGAGGTAAACGGAGCCTCTCCGTTCATCTGTCGCAGAATCAGCGCGCGATTGGGCGCTCGCAGTTCGTCGGCGAGTTTGAGGTCCTCGATTATTTCCATGACCTTCAGGGGCGTAGCGCTCATAGAGGTAGCAACTGTTGCGTGACGGCTTCGCGGGTCCATTCAGCGAGTGGCTTTGCGCCCTTGCTTAAGTTGCACGCTGAGCATGACACGCATAGGTTCTCAACTGAGTGTGCCCCGCCTTTCGACAACGCCACGATGTGATCGAAATGAACGTCTGCAGTGGGCGTTCGTGCTTGGCAATAGTAGCAAGTCGCAAACGGCTTCGATTTGATAGCTTTGACGAAGGCACGCATCCCCCGCAGGTTGACAGCGGCGGCTTTCTTTAACGCTTTCCGCGCACGTACCGCAACGTAGTAACGCTCGCGGTGCTTCCTGTAGTATGCTGCTTGCTTCGCCTTCACGCGCTCTGCGTTCTTCGCTCGCCATAGGCGTTGTTGAAGGCTTGCGGCTCGGCGTTTGGCCCCTCCGTTGGCACTGAGGCGAGCTTTTACAGCGGCGTTGTAACGCGCTCGCAACTCAGGATTGTCTCGCATCCGTTGCCGAGCCTCCGCAGCCTTCGCCTTCTTAAGCTCGCGTTGTCTTGCATAGTTGTCCTTGTACTTCTTGCGAACCATCTCGCGATTGCGTTCCACATAGGCTCGTTGGTAGGCGTACTTCTTCGCCTTGTCCGCAGCTCGTTGCTCCGGCGTCATGGCAGCCATGCACCGATGATAGCTAGCTAGGTGAAGCGCTCGCTCGTGCGCCGAACGTTTAACGTTCCTGCTCATACGCTGGCAGGTTCAGCCTGCTTTGCGCCGGAGCGTCGCTCCGCCGCGATGCGCCTGGACTCGGCGAGGTACGCCTTGGATTCCTCCGCCTTTGCGCGACGCCGTTCCTTGTCCGCTTCCGGGCTGCTTCCGCCGCGCCAGTTCGCATTGGCAGGGCCAGGTTGCGTCTCGGGCAGGTGCCCCGCGAGCGGCACCACGCCGCCCGGCGTCGCCAGCTCCGGCTTCGCCGCCTCCAGGCGCACGCGCCACATATCCACGAACCCGGCCACGTCCTTGATCCGGTGCCGCAGCACCGCGTCCTTGGGTATCGCGTCGAGCAACACCGTGTTCGGCGGGTCGGCCTCGGTGCGCGACGCACGATAGATGGGGACGCCGCCGCCCGAGTAGCTCGTCCCCCAGAAGTGCGAAATGAGCGGCGTGTTCTTCGCTCGCGGCACGACAATGTGCGCCCCGGTCATGTCCCATGCGCCGACCCCCGACGTCACGGCGTTCGGGTGCATGCCCGGCTTGCTCGGTCCGGTGAACTTCGCGTCCTTCCACAGGTCGTTCAGCACGCCGAACGTGTCCTGCGGATAGACGCCGACCCCTGCCATGTACCGCCTCGGCAAATTCTCCAGCGCCACGTCGTTGTCGAGCAACGCGCCCATGAACGGCTTCGGACACAGCCGATAGGCTTCGGCGATGTCATCGAGCCAGCTCGCCTTGAGCGGCACGGCGTCCGCCTCGCACCACAGGAACGGCAGCTTGAAGCTCGCCATGATCTGCCGCGCCACCGCTCTGAACATCAAATTGGCGGCGAGCGGCCACCCCTTCGCGCCCGTCGGCACGCTGATGATGGTGACGCTGTGGAAGTGCGGCCTGCCCATGTCCCCCAGCGCCTTCGCCCTATCGACGGGCAGCGCGTTGTCCGCCGCGACCAGCAGCGAGTGCGTCTGCACGTTGCCCAGTTCCGCAATCCAGCGCAGCAACGCTTCGGCGTTGTCCACGTCGCCGCCGTGCACCGGCAGCACCACGAGTAAGGGTGTCGTCATAGTTGTTGTCGTTCCGTCGTTAACCAGCAGTAGCTGGGGAATGCGGCGAGCGTGTCCGCGTCCGTGTGCGCCAGTATCGTCGCCAGCGGCACGTGCACCTTGAGCGGCAGCGGACAGGCGCACACCGCGCACGCGTGCAGCTTCTCCTCGCCCTCCACGCGCAGCTTGAGCTCATCCTTCGCGTTCATCTGCTCCGCAATCGCCCGCACCGCGTCCGCCGTCAGCCTGAGCCACCGATGGCCTTCGCGATTCTGCGGACAAGTGAAGCACACGTTCGCACGAGCCTGCGCCACGGCGATGGGGACCGGGACTGCGCCTGCTCCAAGCCAGTCGATGAGGATTCTACGCCCGTCTCCCGCCGCAGCTCTTGCACTTGCGAACAGGCGGGCGGCTGGACGCAGTTCGCTGGTCTTTTTTTTTATGCACCAGTTCGGGTCGTCGTGCAGCCGTGCACACGTCTGCTCCTCGATTTCATACACAACCTCCTTCGCCGTCGCATTCGGCAGACCGTTGCCCTTGCGAAAGTCCGCGATGCCTTCGGCGAACTCCCACACGAGGCCCATGCTCTGCCACTTCTTAACGGTGCCGTCGGGAAGCGTCTGCTCCAAGCGCCACCCACCGGGCGGTACCGTCGTCAGAGTGCGAAGTGCCATGTCGCCTTGTCGCCCCTTTCGCGGACGGAGTCAAGCAGCCGTCTTCCAGTGCTTTCCTTTGCGAGCCTCGATGCAACGCTTGTCGTAGGCCGTAAGAAGCCCTTTCCAGCAGCGCCCGTTGACAATCGCCCACACCTGCGTCTCTGCCAAATCGAACAGTAAACCAAGCTCGCGTTGGGTAATTTCGCCGAGTTGGTAGAGCCTGCGCACTTCCAGAACGTCTTGTGGAGCGATCTTAGCGAACGCCGCTCTCCCCTTCGCAGCCGCGTCGATTCCGTTGTCTTCCTGCGTCCCCTTAAACAAGTGCGATGGGCGGAAGCAAGGCGGGTTGTCGCAGCGGTGCAGGATTTTTAGCGCTGGGTCGAAGTCGCCATAGGCTAATCTCCACGCAAGGCGATGAACTAAGTTGAATCCCGGAACGCATTGCCGACAGACGCGACCGTAACCACAGCGGTTCCGGCTTTTTGTCCACTCCCAACAAGGCGTTTCATAGTTTCGTTGGACGACGACACGGCACGACCAGAATTGTGTGATTGTGCTTTCGATGGTGTAAGAGCGCATGGACATAAGTAGGAAGCCCGCCGTCGTGCAAAAGTCGTGTCGGCCAACCGGGAGAAGGCCGCAATCACACAGCGACGGGCAAAGAGGTTTGTTCTTCACGCTACACGCAAGCGTGATGCGAGTATGCGCGTTCGCCCACCAAGGTCAAGCTGCAGTCTTCAAGCGCATGGATTGGATCAGCTTCCTGTGGCGCTCGTTCAGGTCGCTGAGCCAGCTCTTTCCGCCGCCCTCGACGAACTTGTCGGCGCCCAGCTTGGCGATCTGAAGCCCGCGCTGCCGTGCGCCTTCCACGGCCGTTGCGAGCCAGTCCGCCTCGTCCGGCGACCTGCCGATGCGCTGCTTCGTCTTGTCCTTCGGCTCGACGTCGCGCTTGTTGCCGGCCACGAACCCCCACTCCCTCATAAAGAACTCGCGTGCGACGCTCTCAGGCAGTTCGCGAAGCTGCTCGCTCTCGACGAGCCACCGGACCGCGAACCAGAACTCGCTCACCCGCTTGCCGTACTCCTCGTCGCAGCGCTTGAGCCGCCGTTCGCCGTTCCTGTCCACAACGTAGAGGTCGAGGCGCACCGGGCGCTGCGTCGGCCGACCGCCGAACTCGACCGGCACCGGAATCGTCGCGCCATACACCCGCGCGAACGCCGCCCCAAGCGTCCCGCGCCCCGTCGAGTCGTAGAACACGTTCTCGACCGGGATGCCAAGTTCGAGGCACTCGTCCCGAACATGCACCGCGATCTCGTCCTCGGGCTCCGCGCCCCGTTTCATGCCGACCTTGATGACGTGCGGCGTATCGACCCGCACAATCTGCCGTCCGTCGTCGTCCTCGCCAAACTCGATCCACCCTCCTACGCAGCGATCGCCCCCGTACGCCGCGTCGATCGCATACACCTTCGTCCGCGCTACGCCCTTCCAACGCGCTTTCTCGAACGCCTTGTGGATGTCGCACAGTTGCTTGGTGAGCACGCGCTGCGAGTCTTCGCCGGGGCGCATCACCCCTATGCACATGGCCGCGAACTCCTCGCTGTGCGGCCCGTAGAACTTGAGCGTCGAGTCGATGCGCTCCTGGTCGATCAGGAACGGGTACCGCACGCCCTCGTCGTTGAAGTTCGGCGAGTCCGTCCCGACGAAGTTGATGCACCGGCCCTTCGGATACTTCGTGTCCCATACCGTCGTCGCCGTGATGTCCTTCACGCTCGCCCACCCGGCGACCGGCTCGCACGACTGCCCCAGCGGCGTATGCTCGCCGTTGACCGGGTTGCCGATGGGCACGAAGAAGAACCGCTCGTTCTTGTCCAAGTTCGAGGTCGCACGCAGATAGCTGATGTCGCACAGGCTCGCCTCGTCCGCGATCAGGAACACCCACTTGTTCTTGATGCCCACGAACGGTCCAATCCCGATCCACTGCGTCCCCTTGTAGCACGCGATGCCGATGATGCCGTTGCGGAAGTCGCGCCCCTCGCCCTCCTCGCCCTCCGTCGTGATGCTCCGCTTGTAGTCCAGCACCCGCCCCGGCAGCTCCGGGTGCCGCTCCTTCGCCGCCGCGTGCATCGACTTCACTTCCGCGAATATGTTCAGGTCCAGCTTCTGCACCGTCGTCGTCGTCAGCAGCACCGTCGTCTCCTCGGGATACACGTAGTAGTGCGCCAGCGCGAACTTCGCCGCGTTGTAGGTCTTGCCCGTGCTCGCCGGTCCGATCAACCCCACCATCCCGCGCCCGCGCTTCTCGATGCAGTCGGTGAACTCGCGCAGCACAAGCTCCGTCCACTTGTGCTCGCTGTGATCCGGCCACAGCGCCCGGTGCAGCTCCCGGTAGTGCGTGAACAGGTCGCGCCCCTGCTTTATCATGTAACGCTCCAAGTCCCACAACGGCGTGCCGCGCTTCCAGTGCAGGCCGTACTTCTCGAACGATTGCGCTTGAGCCATTGACGCGAACCTACCAAGGGCTTATTGAGTGTGACAACCCCGGAACGTCCGGGCCAACGAAAGGCGCCCTATGATTGGCTTGACCGACTGCTGCTCGCCGTGTCCGTGTCCCGAGACCGAGACCGTCAACGTCCCGGGCGTCGAAGGGCCCGCTGGCACCGACGGCACCGACGGTACCAACGGCGTCAGCGCCTTCACCGTCACGACTGACGACTTCACCATCCCGCCCGCCGACGGCGCCACGCCCGTCACCGTCGAGGTCGCCGATACGTCGTGGATGGCCGTGGGCGAGCCGTTGTTCATCCCGGGCGGCCTGTTCTTCCTCGTCAGCGCCATCGTCGATTCGACCCATGTGCAGGTCGTTTACCCGGCTTGGGAGGCGAACGTCAACGCCGGCAACATCATCGCCGCGGGCGCAATCGTGACGCCGAGCGGCTGGCAGCCCGCCGCACCATCCCTGCCCGCCATCGACGCCATCTCCAAGTACGCCAACGCGGCCGGCGGCAATTACCAGATTCAGGACGCTGGCTACGCGCTCGTCACGTTCGCGACGTCCGGCGCACAGCAAATCACGCTGACGACCGCCGGCACATGGATGCTCTACGCCCGCGCCCGCGTCGATTATACGGGTGCCACGTTCGCCGCCGTTCGCGCCGTCAACCTCAAGCTCCACCGGCAGAACAACGCGCCGGCGGACGTCACCAACTCGACGGCGGGCTTCTCGACGGACATCATCACAACCAAGACCTACACGGCGCACTTCGTCACCTTCCCGCCCGTCCAGTACGTCACCGCCGTCGCGACCGACATCATCGAAATGATGGCGCAGATCGACGTGGAGCCCACCGCGGGCTCAATCGACATCGCCGAGGCGGAAATCGTCGCAGTGTATCTCCACGCATGACACGCACCGCTCCCAGCCTCGCGACGGCGCGCAACGGCACGCCCGTCCCGCAGGAGTACACGGCCCGCATCTACAACGGGCGCGTGCGCATCTACATCTCCGGCGTGCTGTTCTTCTGCTTCAACCAGCTCGACTTTCGCGGCCTGTACGCCTACAAGGACGACACGTCGCTCTACGGCATGGACATCTACCTCGTCGACGCACGCGGCGGCAGCACCACGATGGAGATTTACTTCAAGACGCGAGCGGCGTGGCTGCGGACCCTTGAGGTGATGGACACGCTCGTCTAACTCATGGCCGACAAGCCGCCATACCTGTTCGACTCGCTCGGCGGCTTCCCCGACGGCTTCAACAGCGGCGCACTGCCCGCGCTCCTGCCGCGCACAACGCTCGCTTATGCCACGAACGCGACGGTCCGCGGTGGCTTCGCTTCGCCGCGCCAAACCAATCGCAAGATGACGCTCGACTGGGGCGGCGATGCCGTGCTCCAAGCCCGGCAACAGGGCGGGCGCTTCCAAGGCTCCGGTTACTATCGCAGCGACGCGGGCACCGGGTCGCTCCTTGCCTCCATCGGCGGGCGCCTGTTCCAGTTCACGCCTGGAGCGGGCAAGAACGTCGCGGTTCGCGAAGTCACCATCACGCAAAGCACCATCGTGCAGGTCGGGTTCGCCGTCCCCGCCCAAGGCGCGAACGTCACCATCACCGTCCTCACCACGGTCAACATCGCCGCAGGCTATGAAATCAAAATCGGCAGCGCTAACTACGTCGTTGTGTCGGTGGATTCTCCGACGGTCCTCACCGTCGAGAACGTGGACGACGTTGCAGGCAACCTTGTCGCCGCCGGTGCCGTCCTCACCTTTTGGGACGTCAACCCGGCGTCGCGCACGCAGGCGTGGATGTGGCAGGCCGAGAAGTGGATGATCGTCAACGACGGCCAGAGCGTCCCGTTGTTCTTCGACGGCGCCACGTCGCGTCGCAGCGTGCTCGTCGGTCCGAACCCGGAGCTCCCGATCGCCCGCATGGGCACCTACTGGCTCGGGCGCGTGTGGCAGGCCGGTCCTGACGGGCGCACCTTCCTAGCCGGGGACGCCGTTGGCGGCGCGTCCGGCACCGCCGCCTTCCAATTCCGCGACGCCGTCCTCCATGTGACGGAGAACACGTACCTCGCCACGAACAAGGTCTTCTACGTGCCCGGCGCGGTCGGCGACATCACCGCGATTATCGGCACGCCGACCCTCGACGCGTCGCTCGGCCAAGGCCCGGTCCAAATCTTCACGCCGCAGGTCATCTTCTCCTGTAACGCGCCGACGCTGACGGCGGATTGGGCGACGGTGACGAACCCGATCCTCACCGTGTCGCAGGTCGAGTCCGGCGGCTTGTCGCAGTATTCGACGGTGCTGGCGAACGGCGACGTCTTCTATCGCTCCCGCGACGGCGTCCGGTCCCTCATCCTCGGCCGGCGCGAGTTTGCCACCTGGGGCAACGTGCCACTGTCGCGCGAGCTCAACGCGACCATGCCCCTCGACGACCCGGCCCTGCTCGGCTACTCCACCGCCGTCGTGTTCGACAATCGCCTGCTCATGTCGCTGTCGCCCTTCTTCACCCAGCACGGCGTTGGGCATCGCGGTTGGGCAGCGCTCGACTTCGACGTCCTCAGCTCGATTCGCGGCAAGCTCCCGTCCGTGTGGGACAGCGTCAACAGCGCCATCGAGGTCCTCCAGTTCGTCAAGGGCAACTTCAACGGCGTCGAACGCGCCTTCGCCTTCGTCCTCTACGGCGGCGAGCGCATCGAGTTGTGGGAAGTGCTGCCGTCCTCCGCAACGGACAACGGCGCGGCCATCGACGACGACGATACGACCCCAATAACGTGGTCGCTGGAGACCGCCGCGCTCGACTTCCACGATTCCGACCCGCGCAAACCCATCGTCAAACGCCTCGAAGACGGCGAGATGTTCCTCTACGATGTGCGTGGCCGCGTGGACGTGGAAGTCCTCTATCGCTCCGACGAGTACCCATGCTGGACGCGCTGGACACGCTTCGCCGTCTGCGCCGACCGTGTCGCGTGCTCCGTCGATCCCATCACCGGCTGTTCGCGAGTACGCACCGTCCCGCCGCAGATTCGCGACCCGCTCGGCTTCGGCAAGCCCTCCGGTGGCGACTGCGACGGCATCAACGATCGCCCGCTGCGCGACGGCAAGCGATTCCAGCTCCGCTTCGTGTTCACCGGCCACGCCCGCTTCTTCGGCGCGAACCTGCTCGCCTCCGTCGTGCCCATGCCGAAGTTTGCGAAGCCTGCGTGTTCGCTCCTCGAAACCGTTTGACGTTCGCCTCGCAGCGTGGTTCGATGTCTGCGTGACATCGTCGTTCCAACTTTCCGACCTTCGCGACAACGGTTTCGGCGATGTCACGAATCCCCTAAAGCCCGCGTTGCGAGGGTCGGTTTTTGGAGGCGACTATGGCGAGGATACCCCGACCGTTTGTATGCGAGAACTGTGGTAAGACAGCCACGTCGCAACACGAAAACCCCAAGTTTTGTTGTCGCGCCTGCGCAAGCCGTAATTATCGGAAGCGGGCACACGGCCCTAATACCGTCAACTGGAAGGGCGGGCGTAGATTGACGAGCGAGGGTTACGTGCAGCTTTACACAGGCGTGAAGACGACCGTTTTAGAGCATCGTAAGATTGCGGAACGCGTACTTGGGAGATCGCTCCCGCCCGCAGCCATCGTCCATCACATCGACGGCGACGAAAGCAACAACGCGACGAGCAATTTGGTGATCCTCGAAAACCATGCGGAGCACGTCCTGCTACATCATAAGCAACGACGATTACGCGACACAGGCTCTTTGCAATTGCGTCGTTGTGGTCGTTGCGGGATAGTGAAGGCGTTGAGCGAGTTTAATAAGCGTCCACAGGTGTGGGATGGCGCACGAAGCGAATGCAAATCGTGCGAGCGCACGCAACGTAAATTGAGAAGACGACCATGAGCTTGCCCCAAGCTGTGACATGCGAACCGTCTCCAGATTGTTGTGCGGTTCCGTCGCCGCCGTTTTATGGACAAGGCGTGACGTTTTTGAGCGCTCAAACCGGGTTCTTGCTACAGTGCCCGAGCGGATTTTCCTGTGACCAAGGCAGCTATCCTTTCCCGGTGGTAGTGCCCGAGGGCGCGATCCCGTTCGCGCCGCCACCCGGCATCTCCCCGCTCCGGTTCACCTGCTGCGACGGCTCGATCGAGGTCCGCTACCTGCCCGACGGCTTCACGCAGGCGCAGTTCAACGCCGCAGCGCAGAGCATCGCCGACGCCGCCGCCGTTAAGCTCGCTGGTTGTATAGGCGACCAATACAACCAGCTTCACGCCCGTCGTCCCGCCTGCACTATCGCGAACCCCTCGCCGTTGCCCGAAGGCACCGTCGGCGTCCCCTACTCCGTCGTCCTGACGCAGACCGGCGCAACCGCTCCCGTCACTTGGACGCGCATCTCCGGCTCGCTGCCCGACGGCCTGCACTTGTCCAGTGGCGGCGTCATCTCCGGCACGCCCACCGTCTCCGCCAGCTTCGGCTTCGTCGTTCGCGCCACATCCCCGTCCACCAGCACGACCTGCGTCAAGCTGTTCACCCTCACAGTCACCTCCTGCGACACCGCCGATTGGTGCAACGACCCGATGGACTGCCGCCTTCGCGTCAAAGATTTCAACCAAGCCGACTGGACCTACGTGTGGGACGGCAACCTCGACGAGTTCAGCGCCGCCATCCCGCCCGGACTCCCCTGCGTCGGCTACCACGACGGCGACAGCGCCGGCATCCAATACAGCGTCGGCCTCGCCAAGTGGCGCTTCAACATCCTGTGCCCCGACTTGTCCGTTTACCTCGCTAACGGCCCCGCTGGCCCACAAGGCACGTCGCCCGTCGGCGTTTACACCTTCGACGTGTCCAGCGATCCGACCTGCATCGGGCCGGCGTCCTTCGAGCTTGAGGCGTACACGCCGCCCTAAAGCAAAACGCCGCAGGCTCATCGCTAAACCTGCGGCGCCGTAGCGAACGCGCCTCATTGCTGAGTGCTTCGTCCGGTGTGCTCCCCCTTCTCGCACGCGCCACGCGACCCCGTCAAGCGCGAACCGCCTCATGGTTCATTGCGAGTTCGCGAGTCCGGTGTGCTCGTTCCGCCGCGCGGTGGCCCGACGAAGTCGGGACACAAGATTCGCGGCGGGGGGACACGTCGCGTCAAGTTAGCGCTTGCTGTCGCGGTGCGACGGTGCGACAAGTGCTTACGTGGCCACAGACGACATCATCCTGCGCACCGAGGTATCGCCGTTCCCTCCGGGCTACTGCCCCGCGTCACAGCAGCAGTTCGCCGACGACATCGCCGCCGCGCTCGAAGTGTTCTTCCCCGGTGAGTTCTCGCTCACGATCAAGTCGCCGAACCAACCCACCGTCGAGCAGCGCACGATGACGTGGAACAAGACCGACGCGTCCACCGGACAGTCGCTCGGTTACTTCGAGTGGAACATCGTCGTGGGCCAATGGACGAAGGAACACTGGCCGAACGGCACGCCGACCTACGAACGCCGCATCTTCGTCGGCACGCTCACCCAGCTCGAAACCTACGACGGCGGTGAAGCGGGCACCGTCTCGCAATCCACAGGCCCGTTCTGGGAGCGCGACACCGCCTTCAGCGACAAGTGGCCGCTGGGCGTCGGAACGACCATCGCCGCACCACTCGGCACGCTGTCCGTGTTCGACGACGCCGTGCCTGGTGCGCCTGACGCAATCGGCGTGTATATCGTGAAACCTACGGCTCGCATTTGGGACGTTGCCGTATGACACTGGGCGAGTTGAAATTGAAGCGCGCCAACGAGGTCGTCGGCGTCTGCGTCGATAAGCCCGAGTTCCTCGCGCTGGTGAACGAGGCGACGGAGCGGCTGATGGTTCGCGGCGGCTTTTGGAACACGGTTAAGAAGCTGCGTACCTGTGTCCGGTGTAGCTCGATCGTGTGGCAGCGTGCGGTGGAGCAGGTGCTCGCAACGAACTTCTGCGGTCGCCAAATCGTCAACACTGGGTACTGGGCGCAGTGGCTACCTATGAGCGGGCCTGATTACCGATGTGCGGCGTCGCGTTGCGGCAATGTTATGATCGTTCACGACGGCCAAGTACCTGTGCAGGCGAACCTCAAGTGCGGCGAGCCGCGCTACATTCGCGCCTTCCTCGCCTACAACGCCGACGTGGGCAAGACCGTCACCATTTTCGGCATCGACGCCAACGGGCAGGAAATCTTCACCAAGCGCAGCGACGGCACGTGGCTCCCCGGCGTCGTGCTCACGCTCGCTAAGCCCTACGTCGGCACGCCGTTCCTCGTCCGCGAGGTAACGCGCGTTCTCAAGGACGCCACGATGGGTCCGGTGCGCCTCTATGCCTACGACGCGACCAACGACGTCATGGAGGACATGGCCTACTATCAGCCGAGCGAGCGGTCGCCGTCCTTCCTGCACTCGACCATCAAGGGGCTGCGCGGGATGCGGACCGCCGGCGCCTGCAATGGCCTCACCAGCGTCGAGGCGCTCGTCAAGCTCCGCTTCGTCGCCGTCGAACTCGACGAGGACGAGGTGCTCATCGACAACTGGGTCGCGCTCAAGCAAATGATGCTCGCCATACGCGCCGAGGACGCAGGCGACGACACCAACGCCGAGGTGCTCCAGGCCAAGGCCGTGCGCGAGCTCAACCGCGAACTGCGCCTGCACCTGCCCGAGGACCTCATCCCGGTGAGCATCGAGCCGTTCGGCACCGCGACCCCACGTCGCCTCGGCGTCGGCTGCGTCGTCTAACGCCTATGCCAACCACGCCACCTTTCAACCTGAACGCGCCCGGGCGCACCGGACAGGGCATCTACGGCCTTGTGCCCGGCGCGATTGGCCTGCCTCCCGTGTACAACGACGTCGCAGGCGTGTTCCCGGGCTTGAGCGGCAACGTCGGCGCGTTGTCGCAGAACATCGCGAGCGACCTCGCGGGCGAACTCGACCCGCAAACTATCGCGATGCTCCAGAACACGGCGGCGCAGTTCGGCATCGGGCATGGCGTGCCGCTGTCGCCGTTCAGCGGGGCGCAGGGCTTGCGCCAGCTCGGTCTCACCGCCGAAGCACAGCGCAGGCAGGGCGCGAGCACGCTCCTGAGCGCCTTGCCGACCCTGTCGCGCACGTTGACGGTGCAGCCCGAGACGCAGCTCGAAGTGGCCAACCGCAACGCGACCCTTGGCGCAGCGCCTGACCCGACGCTCGCGGCACGCGAAGCCCAACGCTTGTTCGACCTTTACATGGCGCGGTTGTCGGGGCGCACCGGCGGCGGGATGCAGTTTGGCGGGGGCGGCGGCGGAGGTGCGCCGCGCAACTTCAACGCGCCGGGCACCGGCTTGTTCGACTCGCCTTGGGCGCCGTTCCAGCCCGAGGCCGTGCGGGGCGGTCAGCCTTACGTCCCGCCGTTTACGGGCAACAACATCACGTGGGGCACGACGCCCGGAGCCAGCCCTCGCGATCTGTGGTCGCCGCAAGGCCCGGAGCTTGGGTTGTGGGGCGATCAAGGCCCGCTCTTGGGCGGCGCCGGCCAGATCGAGACCGACTACTGGAACGACTGGTTCGACTGGAACCCTGGCGCGGGCACCGTTGGAGGTGTCGGCGCAGGCGTTGGGTTTAACGACGCACCGCCGCAGTACCCCGACTTCCCCGAATGGGACTTTTGACGCATGGCCCTTGGCGACATCCCTCCTTGGCTCAACGTGAGTCCGGCGTTCTTCACGCAGGCGCTCGAAGCGGGCGCACGCGCTGGTATCGCCGTCGCCGACCAGAACCAGCGCGCCGCAGCACTCGCCGAAGCCCGGTTCGAGCGACAGGCGCAGTTGGCGCAACGCGAAGCTGAGCAGGCGGAGCGCCAGCGCCAGTTTGAGCAGTCGCGCTTGCTCGACCTTCAGCGGCTCGGGCAGCAGGCCGCCCAGTTCCAGCAGCAGGTCGCGCATCAGACGGCGCAGGAAGCCAACCAAACGGCGCAGGAGTCGCGCCTGCTCGATTACGACAAGGCGCGAATCGCCGTTGAGAACCGCCGCGCGGCGCTCGCCGAGAAGGAGTTCGCGGCGCCCATGTCAGCTTTGGACACGACCCTCGTCGAAGCCATCGACCCGGCGACCAAGCAGCGCGTCGGCCTGTTCGGGCGCTCCGGCCCCAAGACGCAGCACTACATCCCCGACTACGTCGAGAAGCCGCTCACCGAGGCACAGCGTATGCCGGGCTACAATGCGATGGAGCGGGGCATCCTTGCCGAACTCGACAGCATCGACATGCTCGCCGCTGCCCGCAACCCGAACCATCCGAAGCACGCCCGTTACGGTGAACTGCTCCAGCAGCTCGAAGCAGTGCGGCGTGGTCGCAGCACGCTCATGGGCGACCGCGCCTTGGTGCCTGCGCCGACCGTCTCGACGAACGCGCCCGCGAACACCAACGCCATCGTCGGTCGCTTCAGCCGCGACGCGGACGGCAACCTCAAGTGGACGCCGTCGGCCAAATGACATGCCCAAGCTCATCCAAGTGGACGGCGTCGGCCCCGTCGAGTTCCCCGATGACGCGACCGAAGCCGAGATGCGGTCGGCGGTCGAACCGCTGATTCCGCTACCGTCCCCACGCCCTTCGCGCTCCGTTGCCGACGTCCCCGCCCGGTACCAAGACGAGTACGTGTCGCACCCGGCGCTACCGCTGCCTGGTACCACCGTTGCCGAGGAGCCGGGTCTGCCACCGCTCCCGCCCATCACCGCCGAGCAGCTCTCTGGCGGTCCGCCGCCCGGTCCCGGTTTGCTTGATCGCTTCAATCGCTTGTTCGCCCTTGGACCGTTGGGTCCACCCACCGTCACGAACGACATGACGCCGGAGCAATTAGCACAGTGGGAAGCCAACGCCGCGCGCCCACGTTTGCTTGAGAGCGTCCAGCGTGCGCAGGCGCCGGTCAGCATCGGATTGCGAGAAAGTGCGGTGCGCGGCGTTAATGCGCTCACGTCGCCTGCGGGTGCGGCGATTGCGGGGGCGGCTACGGTAGCGCCGGAAGTTGCGCTGCCTGCTATCTTCGCCACGACGCTGCCGCAGGTGCCTGATGTTGTTGAGAACGTGGTAAAGCATTCCCGCTTTGGTAGCGAACCCGACCCGCTGGCGTACTACAACGCGGTTGGTGATGCTTTGCAGACCGGCGGCGTGCTCGCGGGAACCGCGCGGGCTACTGGGCGCGTGCCGAGCCTGTTAGACGCGTGGCGCGAGTCGGTCGCCGCACGTGCCGAAGCCCGCTTCAACGCCGCCCGCGACATCACGCCTGAGCCACCGGCGCAGTTGACGGACCGTGGCCCAACACCGCCGTCGCCCGAGCCAACCGTGCTTGAACCTCGCCCGAGACCGCGTCCGCCTGCGCCGCGAGGGCCAACGGCGCTCTTGTCCGCCCCGCCCGCGCCTGTGCCGCCTGCTCCTGTGCCCGCGCCGCCCGTCGAGCAACCCGGCGCGCCCGCGCCGGCGCCGCCCGCTGCGCCTGCGCCCGAAGCTCGCATCGTCGTCACCGAGCACCCCGACGGTTTCAAGGTGTCTGGCTTGAGTGTGCCGCCAGAAGCGCGAGGTCGTGGTATTGGCACGGCTAAGATGCGCGAAGTAATCGAACAGGCGAACGCTGCCGGTAAGCCTGTGTTCCTGACCGCTGTTGCGGAGTCGCCTGCGATGCAGCCCGCGCTGAACCGCTTCTACGAGCGCCTTGGATTCAAGCATTATCGCGACGACCCACTGTCGGGCAAGCCGATGTATCGGCACGATCCGCCAACCGCTCCGGCGGCACCCGCTTCAGTGCCGCCCGCCGCACAGTCGCCCATCGCCGACATCATCGCCTCCGCCGACACTCCGCAGGCCAAGTCCGCCGCCCTGCGCAAGCTGGCCGCCGACCAGGGCCGCCCTATCAAGGACGTGCAGGAGGCCGTCGAGTCCGAGGTCGTCGCCCAAGCCCACGCCATCGCCGTCAACCCGGCACTCGCCCCGCTCGGCAAGTTCACGCAGCTCATCGACCTCTACAATCGTCAGCCGACGCTCAGCGCCCGCACCAGCACCAGCGTCGAACTCCAAGCCTACTCGACGCCTGCGCCGCTTAGTTACGCGCTCTCCTACGCCGCCGGCATCACGCCTGACGCGCCGGTTTACGACGCCACCGCCGGCAATGGCATGTTGCTCATCGGCTCGAACGTCGCCGGCGGCCACGGCAACGAACTCGACCCGAAGCGCCAAGCGTCCCTCCAACGCTTCGGCGTCGGCACCGTCACGCCGCACGACGCCACTACCTACACGCCCGGCACGTCTTACCCGTTCGTCCAGCTCAACCCGCCGTTCGGCTCGATCCCGAACGTCAACTTCGGCGGCTACGGCATCACGCGCCTCGAACACATCATCGCGCTCCGCGCCCTCGACGCGTTGCAGGACGACGGCGTTGGCTCCATCATCATGGGCGCTCGCCGCGAAGAAGGCCCGGGTGGCAAGGGCGCACAGTGGGTGTTCGAGAACTACGTTTACGGTCACTACAACGTCGTCGCCAACTTCGAGGTGGCCGGCGACCTCTACGCCAAGCAGGGCGCGAAGTGGCCGGTCCGTGTTATCGTGGTCGCAGGTCGCCGACAGCTTCCCATCGGCGGCGAACTCGCCCCGAAAGAGGTTGCGCGTTACGATTCGTGGAGCGACGTTTGGCGGGAAGCCGAAAGGATACGCAGTGAGATTGACCGACGCCGATCAAGTGTGGTGCCCGGTGCAAGAGAGCCCGGACTTCCTGACCCTGCTGCGCCAAGGCCAGCGCCCGCCGTCCAAGCAGGAGGACTTCCTGCGCCTGCAAGCCGACCTGCTGGAGCGGCTGGTGGCGGAGTCGTCGGAGGGGGAGGTGGCCCACGCCAACCTGCGCCTGGACCGCGACCTGCCCCAGGAAGCGCTCAATTTCCTCCCGAGCGACCTTCTGACGAACCCACGAACGCCGAAATTGCTGCTCCTCAACCCAGCGGTGGAGGGAAGCCCGCTGCACCAGTGGAAGGTGGCGTGGTCCCACCTGCGCAACCCCCCGCTGCTGCCCCAACCGGAGGCGCGGGCGCTGGCGGAGCAGCTCAGCCTGGAAGCGTACCTAAGCCGCCTGCTGTAGCGGGCACGGAGTTCCAAGTCCCCTACGTCCCGCGATCCGACGCGCCGCCGTTCGGGACGCTCATCCCCAAGAACATCGCTGGCGGCGTGCACGCTGCGCTCGACAAGCTCGTCGCCCGCGTCGGTCCCATCGACGAGTTCGTCGCCGATCGCCTCAACATGGAGGTGGACGAGCTGCGCAACGTCATGGCAGCCGAACAGATCGACGGCGTCGCGCTCGCTATCGACCAGATCGAGACCGGCGGCGAAGCGCTCATCATCGGCGACGAAACCGGCATCGGCAAAGGGCGGCAGGGTGCGGCGCTCATTCGCTACGCCATCCTCAACGGCAAGGTGCCCGTGTTCTTCACGAAGGACCCGAAGCTGTTCACGGACATGTACGGCGACCTGCTCGACATCCACACGGAGGTGCGCCCGCTCATCTTCGGCGACCCGGGCAAGGCGAGCATCGTCGATGCGCAGGGGCGCGTCGTGCACCGAGCGCCCGGTCCGGGCGTCCAAGCCCGCGCCATGCAGGAGGTGACTGAGCGCGGTCTCGCCGCCGCAGGTTACAACGCCATCTTCGCGACCTACTCGCAGGTCAACATGCGCAATGCGCGGCAGGAGTTCCTTGAGCGGATCGCCGAAGCCAACCCGACCATCGTCATCTTAGACGAGGCGCACGAAGCGGCCGGGAACGCGACCGACTCCATGCAGGCAGCGTTCATCAGCGGCGGACAGGTGCAGCGTGGGAGTGGCGCGAACCGCACGACCATCGCCGTGCCCGGCCTCCTGCGACGCGCGGGCACGCTCCCCGGTCAAGGCGGCGTCCTTTACATGAGCGCCACGTTCGCGAAGCGCCCGGAGAACATGCCCGTGTACTTCCGCACTGCGCTTGGGCGGTCGGCGCAATCCTTCGCGCAGGTCGTCGATGCGATGAAGCGCGGCGGCGTCGCTCTCCAGCAGGCCGTTAGCGAAGCGCTCGCCAAGGCAGGTCAGTACATCCGGCGCGAACGCGACTTCACCGGCGTCAGCTTCGAGGTCAAGCAACCGCCCATCGCCGACCCGGCCAAGCTCGTTGAGGACATTGACGCGGTGACGGACGTGCTCGGCGAAATCGTGCGGTTCAGCGCCGCGATGAAGACGCGCGTGCAAGGCTCCACGGCGCAGACGCAGACACAGATCGACATGACGGACTTCGCCTCCGTCGTGCACAACCAAATCAGCCAGCTCTTGCTCGCCGCGAAGGCCGACCACATCGTCGCCGACGCCATCGCCGCAGTGAAGAAGGGCGAGAAGCCGCTCGTCTCGGTCAGCAACACGATGGAGTCGTTTCTCGACCACTACGTCGCCGACAATGGCATACGGCCCGGGCAGGAGATCAAGCTACGGTGGAACGAACTGCTCAAGTTCGCCCTCGAACGCACCCTGCGCGTCACGGAGAAGCTGCCCAACGGCGACACGCGCATCTACAAGGTTGACCCGGACGAGTTCGGCTTGGGCGACTACTACCGCCAGATACAGTCGCTCGCCGACGCCGTCGAGTCGCGCTTCCCCATCAGCCCGATCGACTACATCGTGCAGAAGCTCGCCAAGGCCGGCGTGCGCATGTCGGAGCTGACGGGTCGCACCAGCGGCATCGAGTACCGCAACTTCGAGACCGGCGAGGGCATCTACCGAGTGTTCCCGCGCGCGAACAAGAACCGCGTCGTCAACGGGTTTAACAATGGCGACGTGGAGGGAATGCTGCTCAACGCGAGCGGCTCGACGGGCTTGTCGGCGCACGCGAGCGTGAAGTTCCGCGACAAGCGCCCGCGACACATGCAAATCGGGCAAGCCGCCGCTGATATCAACGTCTTCGTCCAAACGCTCGGGCGCATCAAACGCACCGGCATGGTGTCCGAGGGCACCAACCCGGACGGCTCGAAGTACGGCGCCAAGTACACCTACATGGTGCTGCCGTTGCAGGCCGAGCTGCGTCCCGCCGCGATGGCGTCGCGCAAGATGAAGTCGCTCAACGCGAACACGACCGCCGAAGCCGCCGGCACCGTGAAGATCGACGCCGAGGACATCTACAACCGCTACGGCGACCTCGTCGTGAGCGAGTACCTCGGCGCCAACCCCGAAGTGCAACGCCTGCTCGGGCTCGGCATCGACTACAACCCGGACGGCTCCATTGAGGTCAAGCAGGACATCGCGCGCAAGTTCACTGGGCGCCAAGCGCTCCTGCCCGACGCCGATCAGGCGGCCGCCTACGCCGAAATCCTGCCCGCCTACCGCCAGCTTATCGAGCAGCTTAAGAGCACCGGCGACTACGACCTTGAGATCGTCGTGCACGATGATTGGAACGCGCAGCTACGGAGCGACGAGGAACTCGCCGCAGGCACCGACCCGTCGAACATCTTCACCGCTGGCCTGCGCGTGCAGCAATGGGAGATCGCCGACAACCGGCACGTGCCAACGGGCGCAGAGATCGAGGCGGACTTCAAGCGGCGGCTTGGGTCGAAGGCGAAGGTGAACGAGGATTGGCGCAAGTTCGTGGAGCGCACCGAAGCGTCCTTCGACAAGCGCGAGGCGGACCTCGCCGACAAGTTGTCGAAGGCGACGGACGCAGACCGCACCAAGCTCGAACTCCAGCGCATGAGCCTGCGTGAGATGCGCGCCCGCTGGCACGGCACCCAAGATCGCCTCGCCGACATCCTTTCGCGCACCGGCGACGTCGTCGAACTGTCCAACACCGAGACCGGCGACTCCTACGAGGGGATGCTGACCGACGTCACGTTCCCCAAAGGCATGAACGTCGCGCCGTCCGCGTTCCGCCTGCGCTTCGGCGTCAATGCGCCCGAGGGCACAATTCACCTCACCGGCGCCGACCTCGCGCATGGCAAATGGGCGCTCGATTACAGCGACAAGGGCCCCGCCGACCTGACCGCGGGTCGCGCCGGCCAGCGCGCCAATCGCTACTTCGTCACGGGCAACCCCATCCAAGGCTTCACCGCGACTGGCGGCCAAGGCAAGATGGTCCGGTTCAAGTCGCAGTCCGGCGACGTCGTCACAGGCCTGCTCATGCCTCGCAACTGGACGCCGGCCAATCTCGCCCACGACCCGCGCTTCGACCTCGTCAGCGGGCGCGCCGTGGCGAGCTTCCTCGCCTCGCACGGCAGCGACTACGTCGTCGAGGCCAAGGGCATTCACCGCATGGGACGCGGTCAGCAGGGCTACATCATCAGCGTCCCGGCGGCGCGTTCGACGGGCGGGCGCGTGTTTCTGGACCGCGACCTGCGCAACATCGTCGGAGAGTTCGTCAAGACCGGCAACCGCATGGTGGCGCGGTTCGACGCCTCGCAGGTGCAGGCCGCCGCCGAGCGTATGCAGGAGTTGCTACAGGCTCGGTTCCGTGCCGTGCCGCGACGCGGCGTCAGCGACCCGAACACCGTCCAGAAGGTGTCGGACGCCAACCAAGGTGCGACGGGTGGCGGACCGAGCGGGGTGCGTTCGTTCTTCTCGCGCCGGTCTGAAGCGCAGGGCTTGGGCGAACAATCGGAGATGCCCACCGTCGAGGACGTGCGCCGTCAGCGTCGCCTGAACCGCGAAGGCACCCCCGTCCCGCCGTCGCCCGATGTGCCCACGCCACCGCCCGGCGGTCCGCCTGAAGCCGACGTCGAACTCGGCGGCGAAGCGGACATCGTCGATGCTATACGCCGCCAGGACGTGATGCCGGGTCGCGACTGGATCGCGTCGCCCGAGTTCGAGTTCCGCAACGACCCCGTCGCCGGGCCGCTTGTGACGCGCCTCGTCGAAGCCGAGCTTGCTTACCAAGGGCAGGTGACGCGCGACACCGACCACTTCCGAACGCTGCGCCGTGGGCTTAACCGCGAAGCACGCGTGCGCATCACGACGGCGCTCCGCGCCAACATGGCGGGGGACGACTCGGCGCTCAATGCACTGCCTGAGCACGAGCGCGCCGTTGCGCAGGAGATACGTCGTTACTTCGACGAGGTGCGCCGCGCCATTATCGACGCCAAGCAGCGCGACCTCATCGAGTCGTTGCCCGAGGCACGCGCCGCAGCGGTGCACGACATCCTCGGCGGCATGGACGAGGCCGACGCGTTCCGCGCCCACCGCCTGCGCGGACCGGGACAGGACGCCGTCCGCCAAGCCTTGCGCGAGCTTGAGGAGCTTGAGCACTGGGGCATCGACGATTACATCACGAACATCGAGCGCGGCTCCTACCGGGTCGTGACGCCGGACGGCACGACAGTCGCCATCGCCGAAACCCGCGTCGCCGCGAAGGAGAAGGCGCTCCGCTACGCCCGCGAGAACCCGAGCGTCACGCGCCTCACCATCACCGACGAGTTCGCGTCCAGCGCCGCTTTCCCGACGAAGCTCACGCGCGGTCAATACTTCCGCATGGCGCAGCGAGCCGCCGCAGCGCTCGGGACCGACGTGCGCGAAATCCAGCGTATGCTCCGCGCCGAAGGCTCGCCCGTGGTCGTCATCAAGCCAGCGTCGAAGTTCGCCGGACCGATGCAGCACCGGCGCAACATCCTCAAGGGCGAGGACGACATCTTCGACGCGCTGCCCGCCTACGCCTACAGCGTGCGCAAGAAGCTCGCGCTCGACCCGGTGCTGAAGCAGGCCCGCATCGACCTTGCCAACTTGGCACCGAACACGCAGAAGCAGGTCGAAGCGCTCATCGACGACGTGCGCGGGCGCTACTCGCTCTCCGACCAGATCGCTGACTACATCCTCGCGCCGTTCGGCACGAAGCCCTTCGCCTTCAGCCGCGGCGTGGGCAACGTCCGCACCATTATAGCGATGCTCAAGCTCGGTTGGCGCCCGACGACGGCGCTCATCAACCGGCTCGGCGGCATCCAACATACATGGACGAAGACCGGGGCACGCTACTGGATCGCGGGCAAACGGTTCGCGCACTCGCCCGAGTTCCGCGACATCTGGCACCGCAACGCCGACCTCGTCGGAGCGACCGCGCAGGCGTTCCTCGAAGCCGGGCACAGCGAAGTGCCATGGTACCACCCGCTCGCCATGTTCCAGTTCGCCGAGCGCCTGAACCGGCCCGAGGCGTTCGCGGCGTTCTATCGCTACGCCGAGGGCGAGCTTGCCCTGCGCGGCGAGGAGGCCGAAGCCTTCGCACGCAACGCGGTTCGCGCCGGCCAATTCACCTACACGCTCGCGTCGCTGCCCCGCATCCTGCGCACGCCGCCGGGTCGGCTCATCGGCCAGTTCAAGGCGTACCTCGTCAAGGAGATGGAGTTCGTCGCATCGCTGCGCGGCACCGAGTGGGTGCGTTATCTCACGGCGTTCCTCGCGATGGGCGGTCCGCGCGCCTTCATCTACTTCCTGCGCTCGTTGCCGTTCCTCGGCGCCATCGGCGCACTGTGGGCGCTGGAGGACTGGCTCAATCGCAAGGCGCCGAGGGCGTCGCGCGGCCTGCCCGGCTACGCCGGCGTCGATGTTGGCCCGGCCGTGACGCCGCAACTGCCCAAGACGGCGTCCGACTGGATGGGCCCGGCGCTGTCCGATGCGTGGAAGTTGTGGGACACCGTCATCGGTCCGGCGATGCAGGGCGAGGACCGCGACCTGAACGACGTCGCCAAGTGGGGTGCGAAGCTCGCGCCGACCGCCGCCTACTGGGGCAAGATGCTCGAAGCCATCGGCAATCGCGAAGGCTGGATGACCGACGACCAGGGACGCCCGCTCTACAAGCCAACGGCGGCGGACAAGGCCAAGCTCGCTTTGGGCGCGAAGCCGCTCGCGATGGCGGTCGGCGAAGTGGACCGCGCCTTCCTGAGCCGTGTGAACGAGATCGCGAAGAAGAACCGCACCCGCCTCGTCAATCAGATACTCGACGCGCTCGAAAAGGGCGACGGCGTGACGCTTGACAAGCTCATGCAGGACGCCGCTCAATACGGCATCGACTCGGACACGATCAAGAACGCAGCCAAGCAGCGGATTCGCGAACCCGACGAGCGCCTGCGCCGGCGCCTGCTCAAGAGCGTGCGCGTGCAGGAAGCTGAGCGCCTGTCGCAACCCCCAGCCCCATAACGCTTATGCCCAGCACAAGTAAAAAGATGGCCGGCTACATGGCCGGATGCGCTCACAACCCGTCGAAGATGCGCAAGAAATGCCCGCCCGCCAACGTCAGCCGCGAGTTCGCCCGCGCCGACGCACGCCGCGCTAAGCGCAACGCGAAGTACTGACATGCTCGCCCTGCAACCCACCGAGCTATTCCGCCAGGACGAGGCACTTGCGCGGACATGGCGCGACGAGGTCCGGCAGCGTAACTTCCACGAAGCGGCCGCGTACAGCTTCGCGAAGATGGCGCTGGACGGTGCCACCGCCGAGCAGCTCGCGGGCGCGAAGAAGTTCTTGCAGACGTTTATGAATTGCGCCGAACCCGTCGAAGCGATAAACGTGTCGCGACCGCCGCAGCTCGACTACAACGTCGAGGCCAAGGTGGCGGCTCGTAACGCGAAGAAAGACTGACCTATGCCCGCAGCACCGCCAGCACCGCCAACCGCAGCACCCAAGCCTTCTCCCGCAGCACCGCCGACACCCGCGCCAAAGCCGGCGGCGGGCGCTACTCCCACGCCTGCCCCGGCAGCGGTGCCGCCACGCGCCGGCGAACGCAGCAACTTCTTCGAGGATGAGGACCGCATTCCTGACGCCGTGGAGAACGCGCCGGAGGTTCCTGACAAGCAGCCGCCCGGCGTGCCCCCGGCCAAGGACAAGGCAAGCGCGAAGGCCGACGATGCCCCACCCGCGCCTGCGGACAAGGACAAGCCTACGCCCGCACCCGCCGACGCCCCGCCCGAGCCCGTGTTCCGCACGAACCGCGAACTCAAGCACGCCTACGAGGCGAACAAGAAGACGCTCAAGGCTGAGCAGGCGCGGGCCGCGGAGCTTGAGGCGCGTGTCGCCGAACTGGACGGCGTCGCCTCGACGGCACGCAAGGACACCGGCCCGCTCGCCGAACAGCTTGCCGCTGCGCAGAAGCGCATCGACGAATACGAAGGACGCCTGCGCCTCAAAGCCTACGAGGAGAGCGACGAGTTCAAGACGAAGCACCTCGCGCCGTTCAAGCGCTCCGAAGCCCGCGCCTTCAACGACGTCAAACAGCTCGAATACATCGAAGGCGTGGACGAGACGGGCGAGACCCGCGTGCGCCCTGCCACGGAGAACGACTTCATCGAGCTCTACAACCTGCCCACGGGCAAGGCGTACGCGGCGGCGAAACGCTGGTTCGGCGACTCCGCCCAGCTCGTGATGAACCACTACCACGCGCTGCACACCGCGCAGGACGACATGCGCGAGGCCATCGCCGACTACCGCACCCGCGGCGCCGAGCAGGAGAAGGAGACGCAGGCTCGAACGGCGCAGGAACGCGAAGCAGGCGAGCGCATGTGGCGCGGTGCGAACCAAGACCTTCAGGCGAAGTACTTCAAGGAACTGGGCATCGACGCCGACGACGCCGAGACGCGCGACGTGCTAACCAAGAGCTACGCCACGGTGGACCGGATGTTCGCCGCCAACGGCAACATGACGATGGCCGAGAAGGTCGGCTTGCAGGCCAGCGTCCGGCAGCGTGCCGCGCTATTCGGCATCACGCGCAAGCAACTGCTCGCGGCGCAGGCCGAACTGAAGGAAGCACACGCCGAGATCGAGGAGCTTCGCGGTTCCGCGCCGGGCAAGCCCAAGCCCAAGGCCGACGCCGCACCCGTGGGCGAGCCCACGTCGCTCGCTGACGACATGGCCGCTTACCAGATGGAGACGTAAGGCGTGCTTTGCGTCCCGCAACCGGACGAGATGTGGATTCAAGGCGCGAGCGGCGTCCCGTCGAACCTCGACCTCCTCAACGACCCGCCTGCGTTCGTGCAGCTTGGCCGGACCGGCGACCTCATCCTCCTGATGCCCGCGTGGCAGGCGTGGGCCGAGTACACCGGCACGCCCACCAAGGTCGTCAGCACGCGCGAGTTCGGCACCGTCCTCGAAGGTGCCAGCTACATCGCGCCGACCCTCTTGGACATTGACTGGCGCAGCGTGCGCGAGGCCGCCGCCATCGCCAGTAAGCTGTCCCCCTTCGTTGTCGTGACGCAGTTACACGGCCATGGCTGGTCGCCGCCGCATCCCGACTCGCTCGCGAGCTACTCGCTGACCATGTGGCAGCGCACCGGGTTCCTGCGTCACTACGCAACGTTGCCGCTCACGTTCGACAATCGGAGCGCGAAGCGTGAGGCGACCCTCCTGCGCCGTTACGTTCGCGGTCGTCGTCCGCTCCTCCTCGTCAACCTCGACTCGTGGACGAGCCCGGTGCGCAACCGTGTTCGCCGTCTCATCACCGAACTGCTCGACGTGTTCGCCGCCGAAGTCGTCAACCTCAACAAGGCGCGTGCGGAGCGTGCCCATGACCAGCTCGCCCTCATGGACATCGCTGCGGGCATGATTACCTGCGACACGATGCCGCTGCACCTTGCCGCCGCGAGCACGATGCCCTACGTGGCGCTCGTTCGCGACGACGGCCAAAGCGGCAGCGTGCCCAAGGGCAACTGCGTCCTGTCCATCGGCTACTCCGAAGTGCTCGACCGCCTGCCCGAGATCGAGCAGACGTTTCGCGACCTGCTCACCATCCATCAACTCGTCCATGCCTGAGCCGCTACGCATCTGGGCCTTCACGATGACCTGCTGGAACACCGAGCAGGAGGCGACCGAGCGCGGGCCGACGCTCCAAGCGACGATGGACCGCGTCGAATACTACTTCCGTCCCGAACGCTACTTCCTCGCGTGCGGCACGTGGTCGGAGCCGAAGTGGTCGCCGTTGCCCTTACGCGTCCCGATCGTTAACAGCGGCGTGGCCTACACCAAGCCCTACGAAGCGCGGCGCTGGGCCTACGCCGCCTGCTCGCTTACGGCCGCGATGGCTTACGCCCTTAACGACGGCGCGTGGGACCTGCTCGTCACGCTCGACACCGACGTGCTGGTCGGCAACGTGGACTTTGACGCTATCCTGCGCGAGTTCCTTGCCCGGCCCGAAGAACTCGTCGGCTCCGCATGGGGCGGGCACATGGGTATGCCGCTCGCGTGGAAACGCGCCGGTGCCGCCCGCTTCCTGCACCAGCGCAAACGCGCCAACCTCGTCGAGGACGACGAACCCGACCCACTCTGGATCGAGGAGGAGTTCGACGTCATCTACAAGGGGCGCTGGTGGAACGCATGGCCGGCCATCACCACGACCCGCCAGGACGGCGACGAGAAGCTCAACGCCGAAGCTCTCAAGTGGCCCTTCCTCCGCGCCCCGCACCCGTCCATCATCAACGAATACGTCAAGACGCAAACCGTGTTCGCCAAGCCGGTGCAGGCTTGATTTCCTCGCGCCGTTCTGCTTCAATCAGCGCATCGCCACGACCTTCATCTACGCCCTCACCGACCCGCGCCCCGGCGACACGCACGTGTACATCGGTAAGGCGGACGACCCGCCCACGCGCCTGTGGGAGCACCGGCGAAAGCTCCCGCGTGAGCGCAATTACAAGGCGCATTGGTGGCGGCAGCTTGCCGAGCTGGGCATGGAACCCGCGCTCGAAGTGCTCAAGGAAGTGCCCTTCGACGAGTGGGAGTACTGGGAGCGCGAGTATATCCGCTGGTACCGTGCCCTCGGGTGGAAGGTCGTTAACGCGACCGCTGGAGGCGATGGCGGAGCGCAAGAGTGGCCCCCGGAAGCGAGAGCAAAGCTGTCCGCATCGCTTAAAGCGAGCTACACCGATGAGCGACGCGCTGCAATCAGCCGTCTGCACAAAGGCGTGCAGAAGTCAGCGGAAACCCGCGCCCGAATGAGCGCTTCCGCAGGCAAGCATCTTAAAGGCACGAAGCTGTCACCTGAGCACATCGCTAAGTGCCGCGCGGCGAAACTCGGCAAGAAGTTCAGCGCAGCGCACAAGGCCAAAATAGCGGCAGCGCTTACGGGTCGCCCCAAACCCGACGAGGTACGCCGGCGTATGAGCATCGCCGCCAAAGCGCGTTGCCTGCGTCAGCGTTTGACTTCTACTCAAGACGGTGCTTCCTTAGCCCCGTCGCCGTAAGCGGCGGCAAGCCCGACCAAGCAGCTCTCCCGGTCGGCGAGACGGACGGAACGCCGATACACTTCCAAGCCTGCGGTTCTTCCTGAGCCGCTAAAGCACCGAACGGTGCGGAGACGGCATCCCACAAACGATACCTTGCGTGACTTCGCGACACGTTCGCGTCACACGCGTAACCGCTTGAGGCAATATGGCTTGGAACTGCGCAGCTTTTTATGACTATTTGTTTGATAGGACGCCACATTGGGATGCCCGCGTTGAGCGGGACTGGTATCCCACCGACGACGCGTGGGTTGGCCAGTTGACGATGGAACAATGGGAACCGCGCACCGGCACGTCGCACACATGGGACCGGGTGCACGTCGGCGCACCGGACCTGACCGGGTGCTGGGAGGAAGTGAACTTCGAGGACGAGACGTGCGTGGATAACGCGTGCGATCCGGCGAGCAAGGTTGTGAGCTGGGGTTCGACCCGCAAGAGCTACACCTACAGCAGGCAGCGCATCAAGACGATGCCGCTGTGCTTCGACCAGATTAACACGCGGGCGCTCGCGGAGCAGCAGGTGTCGAGCATCGTCGAAGGGCTCAAGGACATCGTGAAGATGTACAAGAGCGACTTCTTTCGGCGCAACTCGCTCCAGAAGGCGGACTTCATCTACATCGCGGGCGACGCGAACGCGAGCGTGGCCATCGACGGCGACACGTTCAACGTGGATTGCACCGAGATCGACCTCGGATCGGCGGACAACGTGCCGACGAGCCAGTTGACGATCCCCTACCTGCAACGGCAGTGGGCGCCGCTCCAGTACAACGGTTACTTCCGCTCGAAGTTCGTGCCTGCGGGCATGATGAAGCTCATCACCGACCCGATCGTGGCGTGGCAGCTTGAGCAGGGCAACCCGGCGCTGACGGAGAAGTATCGCTTCACCGACTTCGTCCGCGGCGGCGAACTGTTCAAGTACGGCATGAGCACGGCGGTCGGTAACTTCGGCATCAGCTACGACG